CAGTCCGTACGGGAATCGAACCCTAAAGTAATTGCCTTGAAACGGCTTAAAATAGCCATTCTTTCAATTTTTCTTTGAGTACCTTTGAGTACTAGGGACTCATAATGCTTCGATTAAGTCAAGTTCCTGTCTCTTTTCCTCAATTCCGGTACGATCAAAATAATAATGATCTTTTGTGCAACTAATGTCTGTATGCCCCATAGTATCAAGAATTGTGGACTCTTTCACTTTTCCGTCAAGAAGAATACTTCCGTATGTCTTACGGATTTTGTGCGGAGATTTCACTTTCATTCGCAGTTCATGTTCGCAAATGTAGCGCAAACGTTCACGAAAGTTATAGGATTTCAACCGTTCTCTGTCTCTCTCAAATAGATATTCCCCGAAGGGATTTCTCTTTCGTACTTCATCAAGAATCCATTTGTACTTATCCGGCAAGATAGCAAATCGCAATCCGGCTTCTGATTTCGGAAAATCTTTGACCTCATAATGGAAACCATCATCATCCCGGTAACGAGTCTCTGTGGAATTGATTGCAACCGTGTAGTTTTCAACATCTTTCCGCTTTAATGCCGACAATTCCCCGACACGGACACCTGTCTTAAACATAAATAGCAATCCAAGGTTTACAATATCCAAGTGATTTCTTAAGTACATCTCCATGCGTTCCTTTTCATCCGGCATATATACTTGGTCTTTTGCCTGTCGAACTACGTGCTTAAACGCTTTTGGCGATATATCCATATCTTTCAGCGTGTATGTAATAGAAAACTTAACATACTTCTTCCGCTTGGCATACTTAAAGATTCCGTATATCAGAGTCCGGAAGTTCGAGAATGCCTTGGAAGTCATGTTGAAATCATGGATGCTGTTCCGTATAAACGTTTCAAGCTCGCATTCGTCTATCCCTTTGATTCTCTTATCCTTGATACCGTCAAAGTACCTCTGAAAGTCCATTAAGTATCTGTCATAGGTTGCCCTGCTGATTTCTTCAAGTTCCAGCTTTTGCGAAATCCAACGGTTGAAGATTTCCTCTACTGTAGGATCATCCTCCCTCTCTTTCCAATAGTCAATGATTTTCTGCTCGACCGCTTCTCTGCGCTTTGCCTTAATTTTACGTCTGCCTTTTACTTCATCCGGCAGATATGAGTACCAGTTCTCATCCTTTCCTTGATAGATTTTATAAGGGTTTTTTTTGAGTAATTTTTCTCTCTTTTGCATAGTGACTTGTTTCTGCACAAGTGCTATGTCTAGTATGCCACTATCAACGGCATATTTCAACAGTTCTTTTTCATCCAATCAAATACCCCCGTTCTTTCTATTTTGTCCTTTATATCTCTCACTCTGTACTCTATCGTTCTTAGTGATAGATTTTCTTTTGTGGATATTTGCTTTTGTGAAAAACCACGGCAGAGAAGAGAGAAAATCCTCTCCTCTTCTTCCGTGAAATTGGCATTTTCTTTGATTTGTTCAAGTTCTGGCTTAATGAATTTTGTAAATTTCATAAGCCATTTCTCCTTATTTTATTGATTGATATTTAAGTTTTTAAACATAGAACACATAACATCTACAACAATACTGTTTCCGAATTGCTTATACAACTGCGTATTACTGTTGACTGCTGCCATTTTTTCAATATCTTCATCAGATACACCCATCAGCCGTCCGCACTCTCTCGGTGTTAGCTTTCTGATACGATATTGTGTAGCAATATGGCTATTTGCATATCCGCGTGTGCCAGCTACAAGATTAGCAGATATGCCGTTATCAGAAACAACTGTACCGCATTGGGATCCATTACTTGATATTTGACCGACCTTTTCAATTCTAACAACTTCTTGGTTTTGCGCGGTTAATGTAGGGCAAGTATTGCCTTTGTCTTGTACCCCTCCTCTTCTTGTTTTGCTGTTAGGATAGCTTGCGTCAAAGCAACCGCCTATTTCGCATTCAATAGAGCCGTCCTTTGTGGCTTGTCTAATTTTTACGTTTTCAAGCACCAAATTGTCTTTCTGCACACTCGTTAAGCAATTACTTGTACCTTGCATATTTACTTCTAATCTCTGCTCTGTCGGGCTTTCCACAGTTCTATCTGACGGATTATCGGGATTTCTGCCACACATAGCAACTATTGTGTTATCCATTTGTCCTATTACCTTTACATCTGCCATTACTTCAATCACTCCACTACTTGTTTTATTGGCTCTTAGAGTAGGACAAATCCCCCCCTAAGTACCTTTTCGCCACCGAATTTTTCACTTTCAAAAAGCACTATTCCGATAGCGTCTGTTAATTTTTCCATTCAATCACTCCATTGCTTCCATAATTATCAAGGCCTTTATAATCTCTTGCCCTAAGAGTTACGGCTACATCAATCTGTTTGTCTGCCGTCTCTCCCATATCCTTTAACAACCAAGTTTCCGTCTGACCGCAAGTTTGATATTCCGCAGTCGCATTTTGCTTTGATACAGTTTGCAACTTCTCTTTGCTGCGGCTTATTGATTGTTCCGTCAACGCAAGTCTGTCTGTCTGTCTGTTAAGATTGTGTTGTGGCAATGTGCCGTTGCCAATAAGCTGTTTTATCAGCTTGTCAGCCTTTTCATTGTTGATGTAATACTTTTCATCTACATTATCCTCAAGATAGTCTTTCAACTTCTTTTTGAGTGGTATAGGCTGTGGAAAATCATATGAGTAATTGCCAAGGAATGAAAACATAAAGCATCTGTTTCTGTTCTGCGCCACTCCATAATTTTTAGAATTCAAATCTTGCCAATAATTTGTGTACCCTAAACTTTCCAGGAAACCCAACCACTTCTCAAAATCGTTGATGTTTTTCTTGCCGTGTACTTGTGGCACGTTCTCCATGAACAAGATCTGTGGTAATTCTCCGTTACTACCTCTAATTTCTGTTAGTATTCTCTCAACTTCCCACAACAGACCGCTTCTTGTACCGCTTCCCTTAGACATCCCAGCTTGTTTCCCGGCAACTGATAAATCTGTACAAGGGAATGAGTAAGTAAGTAAATAAGTGAATGCATTTGTGTCACAGATATTCAAATCTTCTGCATGAACCTTAGTTATATCCATTGTGGGAAAATCTGTGCCATGCACTGCGTTATAGCTTGCTATGGCATACTTATCAAACTCCACAACTCTGTAATGCTCAAATTTAGCACCTATTCTCTTTAGTGCCATTGCCTGACTTCCGTAGCCGGCGAATAATTCTATCAAGCGGATAGGCTTTGTAATGCTAATTGGTTCTCTTGTGAAGTCAAATATGGACATCTGATTATCGCAAGAATAATTTTCAAAATTCATAAAATCTACCAAAAGGAAACCCGGTTTTATGTGCGCACAACCTATTCCTTTCTTTGATTTTTAGTTAGTTGTTATATCTTTTTCTCAATGTGTTCTGCACCTTATTCATTCCCTTAATACCACCAACAATGAAAACTATTTCTGCTCTATTTTCTGTCGCTTTTGTTTCTGCTTCCATGTCGTGCAGTCCGTATTCAGTCTGAATAATTTCATTTGCAGTAATTCTTTTCAGAATTTCTTCACATTTCTTCTTACTTAAAATCTTCATTCCGAATCACCTACTTTCATAAATACAATCCAATGCGTATCTGCTCTTTTGTTCCCGAATATAGGCTTGCCGCTAAAACATTTTAAAACTTCCGATAATTTTATTTGCTGTTCGTTCCATTTAAAAATCAATGTTCCGTATGGTTTCAGAACCCTCATGCATTCATCGAATCCTTGTTTTAAATCCTGTGTCCAAGTATCAGATAACTTTCCGTATTTCTTGGCCAACCAAGATTTTTCACCAACTTTTAACAAATGCGGCGGGTCAAACACAACCATGGAAAACGTATTATCATCAAATGGAATATTCCGGAAATCTGCTACTATATCCGGCTTTATTTTTAATTTACGACCATCACAAAGAGTATCTTCTAACTCTCTGCAATCCATAAAGCATACATTAGGATTTTCTTTATCAAAATAAAACATCTTACTCCCACAGCAAACATCTAATATAGGCTTATTCAATCACTTTCACCCACTTTTAATAAATCCACAAACCTTTAAGTTGCAACCTCGGTTTACCGAGGATTCGTTATTCCTTTCTTTCTTCTAAAATTTCATCCAAGCAAGCATTCCAACCCACCCGACTTATTGATACGCTGAAATCTTCATAACCGGATTTTAAATCAGGTATCTTCTCTGGCAACTCACGGAGCGGGCACCAATCCGGCTTTTCTCCGTCTGGCAAAAGTTTTCCTGTCGCACAACACAGATATTCGTCATCATTCTCTGTCTCATAGCACAATGTGCATTTCTGGCATACCTGTTCCGGCATGTCCATAACTAAAACCGCTTTAGCCATACAATCACCCTTTCTTTTTCTTCTTAGACTTAAACTTAAAAACATCATTTTTCTGCCGGCTTACCATGCTACGATAGCCGTTCATTTTACTAGCTCTGCTCTTGCTCATACCTCACACTCCTTTCGGTTTTTCACACCGCTCAAATTCGATCACCCATACCCACGGGTTTGCATCCCAACTGTAACGATCAAGATCAGATTTCTTGATGGTTGAATCCCAAAGGTCATGAAACATACCTTTTACGAACTCGTCTCCGACGTATTTTAAATGTTCTTCTTCAATTCCTTCTTTCACACACCCTTTTCCGTCAATATCCTGCAACCGCTCCACCCTCACATCCGTAACCCGGAGCCAGATACGTGCCGCTCCTTTCGGCATATGAATGGACGGACGGTATATCAGTTTTGATGATTCCTTAAATGTAGGCAAGTCTGCCAGCTTATCATCAGCCCTGTAAATATATGTTCCATCTTCATATCCTTCGCTCCATGTTTCTCTCACGTACAGTATATCGTCCGTGTGATATGGCGGATTCCATCGTTTGCTTAATTCCTCATCCTTTATATTTTCCGGAAGCTTATATTCTTCGCCCCAAAGTTTGTGTGCTCCCCTGTTTGGATATGTCCATTTTCCTATACAATCCTTGTGGCTACCTGCATATGTATAACATAGCCCTGATTGTGGTTGTGGCTTTATCACACGTCTGGTGCAAGTCTTCCGTCCGTCCAGAATTGCCCGAACCATCTCGGTGTTAAATAAAATTGGTTTAATCGCCATCTGTTTCACCACCTTCCCATCATGTCCGGTGAATTCCACCATGATTTTTCAACTTCTAACTTTTCAACTTTCGCTTTAAGTTGTTTATTTTCCGCTTTCAGGTCTTTGTTTTCCGTCAAAATCTTTTGCAATTCGCAAGTATTTTTGTACTCACATTTTTCGTCAGCAGAATACTCCGTGCACATTTCACATAATTTTTTGCTTGTCACTCTACTCCACCGCCTTTCACAATCTCGATTGCTTTATGTACGCATTCTTCTATGCACTTTTCATATGGAGTGTTTTTATAATAGTGTGTTTCTTCATTTCCATAGTCTTCCAACTGCTCCACAACCTTGTCCGGATCGTAGGCAGTCGGCTGTGCATCTATCACGCTTGCCAATGTTGCCAAACTCACTCTCCTAAAATCATCATCAGATTTACTCGCACGCATGCAATATTCTTTTAGTGCGTCTGCATCAATCAGTCCCATCGTTTTTATCTCCTCTTTTCAAATAATCAAAAATCTCATGTCCAATCATCCCTACAACTGACAGAATGCAAAAAAGATTAACTCCAAATTCTGTTAGAATATCTAACCTAACGGCTATAAGTATTAGTAGAAAGAAATTTATGTACGATTGAAACATCATTCTTCATCACTCCAATCAAACCTGCAACCGCACTTGCTACAGTAATTTGGCGCATTGTTGTTATTCATTATCCCTATATCGTGACTGACTTTAATTTTGTTTCCGCATTCACAATGGAATATAGAAAGAGTATCACTAAGGTTATGGTTAAATATAGGTTTCTTCGCCGTCTGCTTAACCGCCGCCGCCCCGCATTCCTCCAGTATGCCGATTACACGGTACTGTTGTACTTCTTCAAGTGCCTGTATTGCTACTCTAGTAGCTTTCGCAACCCTGCATCCCCCATATTCACAATTAAGCGGGCTGTCTGTGCCTTGTGCGCATTCATAACAACTGTCTTTCTTCAATATCTTAATTGCTTCACTCTCCGTCATATTATCCCTCGCTTTCCAATAACTCCGGATTGTCAAAGATGTTGCCGATAACTTCATATTCAGTATCATATTCAAGTCTGTGCTTATAATATTTTTCGTTAGGAATTGTACATATAATTTCAAAATCCCTAAATGTTATAAGCGTATTCACCTTGCTATTATTTATTTTTACAACATCATTCTCCCAAATCAGCTTGCCGTTCTTGTCTTTTAAGCCTGTGCATTGGCAGATAGTGGATGGGTCTATCAAATACTCACCGCTATCATTGGCAATATATCGTTCTCCACTCAAAAATCCAACTACCCAAGAGCCATCTAAACGGTTATTATTTGGCAATACGTGTATATGTTTTGCCTTGAACAAGTATCTGTCTTCCATATTCTCTCCTATTCCGCTTCTGATTGAAGCCACTTCAACGTTAATTCCAACTCTCTTTCTTTCATATTGCATCTGAAAGCACACCCATCTGAAAAGCTATCGCAATAATCAGCACAATTAAAGTTCGAACCGCCTGCAATACGTTCCGCCATTTCTTCATCCGACATATTCCTTATCCTGTCGGCATTGGTCGCTTTCACATCAACAAGCTCAAAACACTCATCACGCCATTTCAATACATTATCAATATTGAATGAACTGTAACCTACATGGTAATAATCTTCGCCGACTTTTTTGTACTTGATTTCGTAATATGGCTTGTTGTCTATCGTCCTTACGATAATTTCCAGAGATGTAACTTTGTTTTTTGTATCATCATTTTCTGAAACTTTGCTATCGCATCCACAACAATGCTCATTATCTCTTGAATTGCTGTTGTGCTGGAAGTCGCAAGTGTGTGCTTTTTCTTTTGTGGCTAAGTCAAGGTAATATTTCAAATCTTTTATCAAACTGATAGTTCCGTAGAGTTGTTTTTCTTCAAGCATTTCAACAACTTCCGATATTCTTCTATCAAAGTCTCGCTCGCTTACGCTTTTAAGAAATTTATCCATTCTCTCCACCTCTCATTTCTTTCAGCTTGGCTTCGGCTTCCTCTTTTGATAAAAACCAGGTTTCCTTGTACATTTTTTCTGACAGGATTCGGTCTGTTGCATATTCTCGATCCTTATCACACTCCATGTACCATCCTTTTTCTGTAAAAGTAATCAAGGCTACTTTCTGATGATAAACTTTGTTGTTCTCCGGGTGCAGACTTAAAATATTTAATTCATAATTGATTTTGCTAGGAATTATATATACATCTGAGCCAATTCCACACGGCAACCGCAGAAGTAATCCCTGCTCCTCTGCATCCTCGTAATCCGCTAACTTCTCCATTGCGCAATAACCTTCTTCGCAGTTGGAATAATATGAATTAGGCTTTTCGCCATAGCACGAATACAAGGTTTTTAAGGATTTTTTCTCGTAATTCTCTTTTACTAAGATTCCATCCGCTGTCCGTTTTGTTAATCTCTCCATGACTATCCCTCACTTTCTGCCAGCTTTGCCATTTTCCAATCGCTTATATCGCCACTTCCGCGCGCACTCCAAGATGTTGCTCCGTATCCCCATGCGTACACTATTCCGTTCTCGTATTTTGCAAAATATCTTTTTTCCCACGAATTTTTTTCGCTATTTCTTACCAAAATCGGCGTATCGACCGGAACTTTAGTCCAATCAACAGGTGGCTCAACATATTCTGAATTAAGCCATTCGCGGAAATTATACGTACTTCCTTTGCACGAATCTGATTCATAAAAATCACACTCTTCACATTTAATTTCTTCGCAAATTGCAGGCTTTCCATTTTTTAATCCAAACACTGCTGTGTTTGTCGCAAGTTCTATAATCTCATTTCCGTATTTTTCTTTATTCGTCATATTAAACCTCCAAATCACATATAAACTTAATCTCATCTGCCAAACTCTGCGCTATCATCGGCACCGTCAACTGAAACTGCTTGTAATTATCCAGTGTGTCAATGTAGTCGATGAATTTTTCCAAGAAATATTGCAACTGTTTCGCTGTTATCTTAAACTCCTTTTTCAGAATCGTAAGTGTCAGCGCAAAATAGTTAAACAAAGATGCACTGGAAAGCCTGTATGCTTCACGCTCGATGCAGAAACCTTTCTTTGCATACAGGTTCATTAACTGTCTCTGTGGAATTTTTCCGACTTCCTCTTTGATGTCGATTCCGTATTTACTTTTCAGATAAACAGACAAGTCCTTTCCAGTATTTCCACCAGATGCTGCTTCATCTAAGTAAGATTTCAAAAAATCCTGCAACCGGATGATTCTTGCCTGTCCGAAACCGAATTTGTCATGCAGAATTATGTACCCAATCACGACAAAATCTTTGTATGATTTCGCTATAACCTTATCTGCATTTCTCTTTTCAAAATCATTTCGCCCGATAATCCGCATTTCCTGTTTTGTGTAAAATGTTGGCTTTTTATTTCGTCTCAAAGCGTTGCTCATTTCTTTGCTTTCTCCTTTCTGTATGTGATTTCCAACCATGCAAAATGACTCAATACAAGCTGTCTTGCGCGCTCTTCAATCTCCATTCCTTTGTATTTGTTTATCAATGATTCTCCGGCTTTTACAACTTCATCCCACCAAGAATCAGTGTTGTCCGGGGAATAGTATTTCTGAATAAATTGCCAATAATCCATAAATACTTGCCATTCTTCCGAACCCTTTTCAATCTTTGCACTTGCCATATCCGCTACCTCTAAAACGGGCAATTGCCATTGTATGGCTTAAATCCGTCCCCACGTTCTTTCTTTTTTATTTCCGCAACAACATCATTGAATGGTTTTTCAATTTCAACGAACTTCATGTGATCTCCATCAAACTCCATTGCTTCACGCATTGTCATTCCCTGTCTGTTCTTCTCGATTTTTGCGCCCTTGGCTCCCTTGTCATTGTCTGACAGATTCCACAGCATGATTATGTTTGACGCATCCTGTTCGATTGCCCCGGATTCCCTCAATTCTGCCATGGTAGGTTCTTTTGTGTCTCTGCTTTCGGAAGCCCTTGTTATCTGCGAAAGTGCTATTACATGTGTATTTAAGTCTCTTGCAACCGATTTTAAACCTCTTGAAATTGATGCTACTTCTTCATTTCTTCCGGAATATCTGTTATCCGGCATAAGCAATTGCAGATAGTCAACAACGATAACGTCAAAGTTTTGGTGTCTGCATTCCGACTTTATTTCCCTCGGAGATACGGTACCGGATGCAATCCATAATTGATAATCACTCATTTCCTCATTTGCTTGGTTAAATTTTTCCTGTTCATCACCAAGAAATGCTTTTGCCCTTCTGATTCTCGTTAAGCCGATTTCCGCAAGTCTTGAAATAAATCGCTCATACACCTGTTTATCGCTCATCTCCAAATTGAAATATGCGACTTTAAGTCCCTTTTTTGCCATATTCCCAATGATTTGTGTTGTGAGTGCGGATTTTCCAACTGCCGGTCTTGCAGCAATTACTGTTACGTCACCTCGTTCAAGATCTCCAAGCGCATCATCAAGTTGCGATAACCCGATTTTTATACCACCCTCTCCAACGCTTTCGTTGAAATATTTGTCTTTATTCTCAACTGAAATCTGCTTCATTGGTTTTAACTTTACTTCTTTCCCCTCTTGCAAATGTTCAAGTCTTGTAAGAAGATCGCTGATTGTATCATCAATGTCACATGGTTTTAAGCTGGATTTCTGATACATGTCACGAACCATTCTTGCCTTGTATTCTTTCGCAACCGCATCGGCATAACTTTTAACCATAGTTGAAGTGATTGTTCCGGTAATACAAGATTTCATCAATTCGCTAATCTGTTCCTGGGTGTATTTGTGGTTCTCAAGTGCCATTGATAAAGACATTGGGTCAATGCTTTCATTCCGGTCATACATGGCAAGCATTTCCTTGTATGTATCCTGTGCAAATTCCGAACTGAACATTTCCGGCTTCAATGTTCGCCAGATGTTATTTAGCACATCATTGTCAATCAATACGCACCCGATCACTCCGAACTCTGCTTCTGTCAATTGCAATCACCTCGTTTCTCTGCAATCTGCAACCAATAGTCGCAATCATTTTTCAGCCAATCAACATATTTTGGAATGTACCGAAAATCCGTATCGTCTGGATTCTTTTCTTGATAGTCACTCAAATATGCCTCTGTGGCTTTGTATAACAGCCGTGCAATGTCCGGTTGGTTCTCTTCGATAACTTCTAGCACTTTATCCATCCAAGCCGTTTTAGAGGTACTGTACGCTGTTTTCTTGGGGTATATACTAAAAGTCTTTTTCCATGCATCGTCAAAATCAAACAAATCTCCGGAATCGGTCGACAGCGAATTTTCTTTTATATTTTCTTTCTCTTTATCTTCTTCTTTTTCTTCTTCTTTATCTGAAACAGCGACATCAGACGATTTATCGGTCGATTTTTGCTCAATTAGGTTCTTCTGCTTCTTTCTTCGGTTCTGTTGATATAGCCTGTCACGTTCCTTTTTCTTCTCATAAGCGTCAAGCGTTTGATGCTTATTCCAATTCGGAATCGTTATCACGTTGTCAACAACCTCTATCATTCCAAATTCTTCAAAGGTCTTAAGCGCAAGCCTTACCGTGTTTAAATCTCTGCGAAAAATGGTGGCAAGCATTTCATCCGTGAACGGTAACTTGTTGCTCATCATAAACACACCGTTGTTATTCTGTTTTCCGGCAAGAATAAGAAGTTTGAACCAAATCGTAATGATGCTATCCGCACTTGGCATACTCTCAATCAGCAGAATCTTTTCATCATCAAAGACATCTGTTGTGATCTTAATCCACTTGACTTCTGCCATTTATTTAATCACTCTCCTCATATGTATTTTCAGAAATCAAAGCCATAAACTTCTCATACTGTTTTTCAGAAACTTTGTTACCCTGTTTCTCCGGCTTCAATCGGATTTCAAGGTGCTTTTCAGCGATATGCGATAATTCCTTGGCAAGACTCTTTTTGCCCTGTTTAATGCCGTCATAATATCCTTTTGCCGGTTTAAATTCGTTTATCTTTCCTTTTCCTGCGCCTTGACCGCCAGCCGTTTTGTTGTAACGGCATTGATAACCTTTCTTTGTATATTCCAAAATCCAATATTGTTCCATTTCATCAAGCTTCTCTCTCGGATAATGGATAAAATCCAATTTCCACCCATACGGATTTTCTTCACTATAAAATCCTCTTTTTTTAATCGAAAGATCTATGTGCTGAAAACCGGATAAATGTGAAATATTTCTCTCTAGGCAGTCAACGCTCTGACCGATATAAAAGTAAGATATACCGTTTTCATCAGTCCTTGTGTAGAAATAAATTCCGCTCTGATTTTTCATTTCCGGACAAATGCTTAATATCCGTTTCTCGTTGTTCTTTTTTATTGCATATAGCTGCTTATAATTTACATTCGGCATTTTCTTCTACCTCTCAATGGCGTTGTTAATATCTCTTCGATAGTCCAACCCATATCCTTTCTATGTAATAAGCAATGTGCATTTATACCTACTATTTCAGCCCACTCAACAACCCTATGGGTTTGTCCGTTGTGCTCCCAAACAGGCGAACCCGATAAATCTTTACATTTTTTACTGCAATAAACCGCGTCATTGTAATGACCACCTCTTTTGGCGTTAAATGATTTATTGCAAATAGGACATATTTTCATATAGTCTTTTGTGTTTGGATGCTCTCTGCAATAAAGAATCCTTCCGCAGCGATTGCTACATGTTTTTTGCCCATTTCTCTGCTTTTTCACAAATTGCTTTCCGCAAACAGGACATTTTAAAAATTTTTCCTCTAAAGGAATGCTATTTCTTTTGTTTTTAGCTTGTTCTGCATTTGTTACAAACCTGCAATTGCTAGGCTCGTAATTCCCATTAACATCAATTCTGTCAATGGTTAAAATGTTCAATCCCTTATCCGTCTTTTCCTCTTTATACCCGTTTGCGATTGCCCAATCGTGGAAACTTAGAAAATCATTCTTCCATTCATCACACATTGCAATCCCTCTTCCACCGTAATTTTTATAGTCGCGAGAAGTTTTGCAATAGCAACGATATTTAATACTTTTCCACAGAGGATATAATCTACCGCATTTATTTGATAATCCGTGTTTATATCCCATCCAATCACTTCCTCTCCAATGGCTTCATGCTCATTTGAGCCACAAACTTTCCGTAGCTCATTCCGGAGGCGCGTGCCATATGATTCACAGCCTTGATTGCATCATCCTTTTTCTTTGGTTTTTTCAATCGTTCTTTAACTTCATTGCTGATGCAGTCTTGGCAATCAACTTTGCGTTCATCTGTCGTCATAAACATCCTGCCACATTTCGGGCATATTCTTGTATACACAATTCTTCCAGCCTTTTTAAAATTCTTAAACTGTGCGTATCTTTTTGCACATTTGGGTCTGCAGTATTTTTGATCTGGTCGCTTCGGCTCAAATTCAGCCATACAGTATTCACATATTTTCAATTTTTACCTCCAATCTTTTGTAAGGGCGGTACGGTAAACGCACCGCCAAAACATGGCTTTCAATAAGCTTGTGATAACTATTATTCGCCATGCGTTAGAATGGTTTCTTTCGCTTTTCAGCCGGTGTTTCAACCGATTTATTCTTCAATCACTTCAAGTTCACTCTCCTTTAAAGGGTTGTACTCGCTTGATTCATAACTGATATGTGTTTTTTCCGGAGAATATGCCGATTCTTTTGCGCAATATGGCACATCATCGGTTTCTAATGCAACAACGATTTCTCCCGTTTTAAAAAAACCATGACTATCACTAATAACTCTGCACTTTGTTCCTTTTTTCATGCTTTCTCCTTTCAGAACGGACAAAGGTTCATATCAACCTCTAAGCCCTTTTCTGCAACATAAACATTTGCTCCATATTTAATTGTTTCTTTCGTTCGTTGTAGGAATAACGCGGGATCTCCGCTTGTGTCCGATAAGTGTATTAAAACGACATTTCGTAAAGCCGGGTTGTCGTTCGTTTGAATAAATTTAAGTGCCGTATCAAGGCTCATGTGACCTCGCAAACGGTGTTCGTAGTTTGGCTCATTCCGGTCTACCAAGTCCATGCTGTAATTGGCTTCAACCATGATATGCTCAACCTTTATGCCGGAAAAGTTGTACTTGCAATATTCCAAGTCGGTCAAGAATAACAGTTTGCCCATTTCCTCATGCTCAATTAAATAGCCATAACACTCGATTTCTGTATCATGCGGTACATTGAAGGGTGTTACTGTAAAACTGCCGATTTGCCTTGGTCTGCGCGGTGGAATGGCTATTGTACGCTCTCCTGTAATGGTTTCAAGTGCGGTCTGTGTTTCAAATGCCGTATAAACCGGAATGCCGGATTTCATAAAATCTTTTATGTATCGTGCATGGTCTCCATGTTCGTGGCTTACAATGCATCCGGAAATATTTGCTATTTTCCAATCAATCATTTTCTTAAAATCAAGAAATTTGCATCCTGCTTCGATTGCAAGAATCTCGCCACTGCTGCTGATTAAAGCGTAACTGTTGCCTGCCGATGATGAACCGCAACATCGCATAAGCATTTAAACCACCTCACTTTCCTTAATACTTAATATTCATATTTCCGTGTTCGTTTACCCAATCAATAGCTTCTGCGTATGTCACACCATTGTTTTTCAAGATGTAAAGTAGATTATGGAATTTAGGGTGTGTTTCTTTCAGCCTTAAAAATCTGCTTTCTTTCTCTAAGTGGCATCCGAATCCGCACAGTACACAGCCTGTTCTTTGGCATCCTGTTGTTTTCAGCAATGGTCTTTCTTTGTCAAAAATCCCAAAATCCGCAAATGACATCTGATTTTCGCATTGTCCCATAGCTTCATAATCTGTGACTACTTCACCATAAACGGAACATATCGCTCCACATTCTTTAAAAGGATAAAGTGCTGTTGCCCCTGTTGTGCGGTAAACAACTTTGTTTCCATATCTCATCACTTTTCTGTAATATGCGTCAGACGACATACTTCTTGCATTTTCTTTGATGTAAAGCAACACATCCTGTTCCGTCCAAAAGCTCATAGGGTTGCTATGCGGTCTTGTTACATTAAAAGCATTACAGCCGTCCTGTAGCCATTTCTGTGTACGCATAACGCTTTCACTTGCCATAGTCGCTATAATCGGCTTTCTGCCTGTTTTCTTTTCGTAATCGTGCGCAGGCTTTTTCTTCATAATGTCACAACATAAGTCACTTATTTCAAATGGTGCATCAAGAAAGAACTTATATTTTTCTTGATTAAACTGACTATAATTGCCTTTACTATCTGTAAGTTCTCCATTCAGTCTGCGTAACCTATATTCTGAACCGCTAGGGATAACACCCATCTGCAAACTCTTGTACTGTTCGTTCTGCTTGTTTATTCTCCTGTCTATTCCTAACAGGTCTGCCATATAGCAAGCATACGGAATTGTCTGCCTGTCTGTCTGTCTGTCTGTCTGTCTGTCTGTTAAGATTGTGTTTTTAGATTTTTGACTGTCAAGGTATTTAACATACTTTCTCGCACCACTTACGCAATTTGACACTTCCTTACTAATCATCGGAAATCCATACTTTTCGCAAACCTGTGCAAATGGAATCTTTGGCTTCAAAATCACAAGGTTATCAAAAGTCTTGGCAAACTCCTTTAACTCTGGATATTGTGTTGGAACATCTACAAACACAAAAGGAATATTTTTATATCCGCAAACTTCTCTGATTATGTGTGCCAAAACCGTGCTATCCTTGCCACCGCTAAATGACAGATATACTCCATCTTCACCAAATTCGTTTACCCATTCATTTATTCTACGTGCAGTCATGCTTATTTTTGCAGAAAGCGGAAGTGACTGCATCTGATATAAGTCTGACATTGTATGTTTTCCCATACCCTACTCCAATTCTTCCTCTGTAGGAAAGTGAAATACTCCGCTCAAACCCATAGTGAGTTTTTCGTCAATATTTTCGTCAATTCCATCTGGCGGCGTCTGCCCCATCTTTACAAGGCTGTGACACATATAGGCATATCTCAATTCTTCCATGGCTTTCTTTGCTTTTTCTTCGGTGGAGTATTTAGCAATAACAATGTCACTGACAAGATCATCTATCCCTGTAAGGTTCTTGTTCAAAAAATAGATTTCTCCATTAAACCTCTGAATAACTACTTGCTCATACGGAATATCAAGTGCTCCGTCCTGTGATATAACTCTCATGGCAACCTCCCTAATCTTTCATAAAGTCCGGTACATTCTCGTCATTCTCAACGACTTTCTCAGGCTCGGCTGCTGCACCGTCAGTCGCTTCGGATTCTGCTACAACAAACGGCTCTGAATTGGCGTTCTCGGCAATTTCTTCCTGCGTCTGCTGATAAGTTTCATCCATCTGCATAAGTGACTGTGTAGCCATAGCGTTAAGGTCTTTCGGATGCTTCTTGATTGCATTATTACGCATCTTGCGAATAATCATAGCTTCGGAAGTTTCTCTCCACGCCGCGCTCATATAAGGTCTTGCCACTTCACAAGCAAGCATTTCTTCCAATGTCTTGCATCCGAGAAGTGCACTGATAATCTCGTCCTTTTTAGCCTTAATTTCAGCCTTTTGCTTGTCGGTTGCCTTGCGCTTATTCTCGCAAATTCCAAACGTTTCATTCAAAAGATTGTTGCGCACATGAGCCAAAAGGTTTCCTTTCACGCCTTCACGTTCCGCAATCATGTATTCAATCTTTCCACCGTCCATCTCGACTGGATAAACTACACGGATTACTTTCTGCGACAATCCTTTTTCTTCCCACTCCGGCGGCGTAACTTCAACACCTCTGTGCTTCGGATATGTAAATTCATCCCCTTCTTTCACAAGCCATACCGGATAGACCTTTTTAACACCAACACCGAAATTACGGAGAAGTGCATCGTTTCCGTCTCCCTCAATACCCATTTCAACCTCTTTATACCAATTTCCATTGGCATCCTGCTTATTTCTCAACTGGAAATAACACTCTCTTGGCACGGCATTTGCATTAAGTTTAAGGCTGGAAACCTGCCCGATAACCTGTCTCAAATTAGAACCATTCAGATTTTCCATAGCCGCCTTATTCGATGTAACAAGGTTGTAAATGGCACTCATAGATGCCATAACGCACTGTTTGGAATAATCATCAAAGGCAAGACCATGTTCTGCGAAATCACGCTCCATAAGTCCGGTATACTGATTTGCATAAAATGAAAGTCTTGTATTCATTCCCTGCTTAACTGCAACTTCCTGTTTTTTTGTTTCTGCCATAACTATTTTTCCTCGCTTTCCATGATGATTTTTAATTTGTTTTCTGCTATTTCAAACTTTTCTTTTGCCGATTCAAGTTCCTTTTCTGCGACTTCTCTAAACTTTTCTTTTGCATAATCGTAATTCGGCTTTGTAAGGAAAATATTTTCATAATAGCCAGTAATTTTCCCTTCGTCCTCTTTTCTAACAAAGCTCATGCAATTTGGAAAACCTCTTTTCTTATCAACTGGATAATATGTCTTTGGTTTTTCAATCACTTCCACTTCTGTGACGGAGATTCCGTCCGAATTAAGTCCATAAAAATAAAGTTTCACTGCTTTTCCTCGCTTTCCTCATATTTCTTCACAACCGCCACCTTATCAGCACCGTAGGTTTCCACCCATGCCATATCCACTGATTCATCCGTAACAGTCAGCTTTGCACCCTTGTCATTTACAACCGTGTCACCGGCTTTCGCAGAATCCTCGGTGCGATACACGTAGCTTCTTGTGCTGTTTGGAAATTTCGCTTTGATATACTGCATTTATCATTCCTCCTCAATTTTCAAACCAAATGGAACATTTCCATTAACAATAGATTTCCAATGTGCAATAACATTTGGATTAGCACTTGGATTGCATGGTTCCGTTGGAGCAAACATAAATCCGCTCTCCTGTTTCTTATTTTCCTCATCCCATTCTTCCATAGTTCCAAACCCAAGATGCTCATAGAATTTTGGATTGTCCTCATATGTCGGGTATTCCGGATGCTGTTTCTGCCATTCCACAACGTCTACTTTAAACTTCTCCATATCAATAACCCATTTATCATGAGCAACCTTCCATTTTTCCACATCATCGTTATTCTGGTTAATTTTGTTTTGAGCTTCTTTCTTGACAGATTCCCAAATTTTACTACTTATAGATATAAAAGAAGCTTTATACTGCGGATAAAGAAGTTTGTCATAATCAAGAATTTTCAACCCTGTCTTATTGTTCTGAAAGTTCCATTCTCTAATAACCTGCCACATAATGCATCCGGCTTGAAATCCGGTAATTCCGCCGGTCGGAGAATTGTCAACCGCACACATGGCTGCTATTCCTGCTGCTGCAACTGCGTGGCAAATAGTTCCATAATCATGCGAATAATCTTCTGTTAAATGCCTTACAAATTCCGGAAGTGTTTCCACAGTCTGTTTTTTCGCTTCTTTGTACCATTCATTCTGGATTTTCATTTCCTCTGTAATCTGCTGTTTCATCTTCTAAACCCTCTCTTTCCTTTATTCTTCGCGTCTTTTTCACAATACGGAAGAGAACAATGTCCGGATTCCGCAAAATCAAAGAATCCTCTCTTAGTTGCACTCTTCCAACGCTTGCATGACATACACCGTGCATCCGGCTGTGTGATGTTGTTTCCGATTCCTATTCTCGACATTCAATATCCCCGCTTTCTTAGTGAAAATCCGCTTCCGGTTCTTTTTCCGGTTGAATATAACTGTCATCATATTCCTTATCAATAACGATAGCCGTTCCAGCTCTGGATAATCTCAAGAGTAGCACCTCAAATTCACTCAAGTTTCTAAGTGACGAAATCGTCAAATCCTTATAGGAAGAAAGTGTATATGGTTCTTCTTTTCCGTTGCCCCATATCCGCTTTGACACAGGAATTTCAACATTCAGTTTTTCATCATGCTCATTTTCAAATGTGATAACTGCTCTTTGCACACTGCTCCATGATGGCTTATCTTCCAGCTCAAACCGCATTTCACATTCCACGGATTGATAAGAAACGCCATCATCGTAATCAATGTCTAAATCTTCTGTGTCAATATCCCTTTCGCATTGTTTAATCCATGCCTTGAACAAATCCGTAAGTTTGATTTCTTTCTGCTCCGGCTCCACCATAAGGTCTTTAAAATTCTCCAGAATCTTTTTATTTCCAATACAGAAATCCGAATTAACAATCTCTGTTAAAACAGAATCAAGTTTGGGAAGATACTCTGAAAAATCATAACTCTCAATGTATGGAACCATGACTTCTTTTACCTTTTCCTCAATGGCATGCTTTGCATCTCCCCAACGAAAAGCATCTTCGATTGCTCCCACCAATGCATTCATAAATTTTTCTTTGACAATTTCACTTACTTCATCCGAAGATAAACTTTCCGATGCTATTTTCAATAATTCTTCTTTCATTTACACACCCTCCACTTTCAACTGCTTATCCTCTGATACTGTCAGAAGAATTAACTGTGTATCAACAGCCGGTACATATTCATCATTGATACTTTCTGCACCATCAAGGAAAATCGGAACATACATATTAAAGAACTTCTGAAAACTGTTGCAAATATCAATCTTCGCTTCAATTTCCCTGCCAGTGTTAGTCGTGTCACCGAACACCTTGTAAATGCCAGCTTCTTCATCAAGCACCGTAGGAATACAAACTTCCTTATATTCTCCGTTTTTCTGGAAATCGAACAACTTCCAACGCACAATACCGAAATGCTGATTGATTTCTTCAACAAGTAACTCATTCTTTCGTTTTGAAACTTCTTTGAGCTGATAAAGAATCCTCTCGGCATCTGCCTTTGCTTGTCCATACTCGCTCTGTTTATGTTGCATATCTGCAATCTGTTCATCAATGCGAACATTGTTTTCAGACTGTGCGATAATCTTATTCACTTCGTCAAGCTGACTCTTCAATTTTGCTTTATCTGCTTTTGCGTAATCAGCCACCTTATCTTTGCCCTTGGATTCTAACTCTGCAATATCAGCAAGCAATTTATCCTGTCCAGCCTTTAACTTGGCATATTCCGCGTTCTGCATATAATCAGCGGAATCCGGAATCTTAGAAATCTGTTCATCAAATCCTTTGATAATATCAATTTCTTCCGCTTCATTAAGTTTCAAGGTGTTAATTGTGTTTTCCAATTCCTTGTTATTCTCGGTCAGTTTCTTAATCATTTCAGCACACGCATTTCCATCATCAACAATCATAGCAAGTGTTTTCGCGTGTTCTTCATTAAATATTTCGATTGCATCCGCCTTTCTCTGCGAAAAATAGGCTCTTAAAGACTCTATTTTATCTTCCGGCAATCTTTGTCCGCATAACGAGCAAACCGTTGTGGATTCGTCAAATACCCACTTGGAATCGTCAAACTTCTTTTCCTTTTCCTCTTTGTACCTTTTCGCAAGTTCAGCTTTCTTAAGAGTCTGTTCAGAAATTGATTTCTTATTGCTTTCAATGGAATCCTGCGCTTTTTTGATTGATGAACGAACATCCTGCAACTTCCGTTCGTGGTCGTATTTATGATTTTCGATCTCACGTTTCTTACTTGAAAGTTCGTTATTCATGGTCTGCGCGATAGCTGACATTTCAAACTGACAATGCATTTCTTCGCTGCGCATTTCATCAATCCGCACATCAGATTTCGCCATTAAATCTTCAAGGGCTTCAATCTTTCTCTCTAAATCGGCTTTTAACAACTCCTGCTCTGCCACATCTACATCAACTTTTGCTTTCTCCAGACCGATAATCTGATTAGGAATCGCATCTAACTGTTCAACTGCTTTCTTCTTGGAAGCGTTATTCATGGCTTCAATTTCCTCGAATTTATAAGATTCAAGTAGTTTTGCAACATCGGCAGTTTCTTTATCCATTTGTGCAATCTCTAAATCTGTTTTTTCGCTTGCCATAGTGAATAAATATTTGCGCATTTCATCCTGTTTTTTCTTTAACGACAAATCCTTAGTGAACACATTCGGGTGCGAACAAATGAGGAATTTATCAAACTCAAACCCTAATTCTTCCAGATATGCCTTAAAATCACGTTCTGTCTTAGGCACAGAATTAATCTCATATGTATTTGTGATTGTAATTTTCGAAACTCCATTTTTATCCGGCTTTCCGACTTTTCGCTTCTGCATCTTGGAAAGAGTGATTTCTTTTCCACTTACATCAACATCTGCAGTAACGGTCGGAATGCAATCTTCTACATTGTCCGGTCTAATGTTTGGATTGCTGACAAGCTCATAGTTCTTATCAGACATCAGCCAGTACCATGCCGCCCCGATTGTGGTCTTTCCTCTCCGGTTCATGCCGGAAACCCTTGTTGTCTTTCCGAATTCGTATGTCTTATCCTTTACACCTTTGAAATTTTCAATATGTAACGATTTTAAAATCATTCGCATTATTACACCCCCACGATTCCTTTTATTGACAACTCATATGTAACTTTTTCCACAACACGACCATCTTTACACGTTTTCTTGTATCTCCGGCTCTGTAATCTGCCGTATGTGCTCACCCTATCGCCTAAAGCAAGTGAGTCCGTATACTCTGCGCACTTTCCCCATGCAATACAGGTAATCAAATCCTCTTTTCCGTTCTCTCTTAAAGTTTTGAGTTTCACATCACAAATTTTCCGACCCAGTGGTGTTTCTCTAAGTTGCTTTTCCTCGATAATTCCATCAAGGCTTACTTCGTTCAAAGGTACATCATCTTTGGGTTTGATTGTATCGGCCATAACATATGTAAGAATGGCTTTTCCGGATCCGGTTTTTACGTGCCGGGTAATTATCTTCCCACTGACGTATACCCTTCCGCTAATTCCTGTATCGCTGATCTCTTCATCAAACAGTACCGGAATTACATCTGCGACACCGCTTCTTCTTTCAACTCCGATGAAAAATTTATAAAAAATCTTACCGCTTGATTTATGGCTTTCCCTTGGTGCTGATACAACATCACCGATCAGTGTTATTTTGTTCTCCATTGCTTCTCCTTTCCATTTCTCTGTCAAGAACCTTTTCAAAATTCTCTTTATCATTCTGTTTCTTTCGTTTCCCTGCCAAAAGTTCAGCAAGCATACGCTTTTCTTCCGTGGAACATCTCGTGCCACTTATATACACAACGCCTACCATGCATCCTCTCTCATTCTGCGTTTTCTCTTAATTCGCTTGTCAAGTTCGGCTCTCTTCCGGTCTACCTCTGACCAGTAATACATGATTGCCGCAATTACCGCACCGGCTACAAATTTAATAGCCGACACATCCCCGACCGCGCCCTCACTATCCATATAGCACGCGGCAACTAAGGAATATTCCATTGCAACCGCACCTATGATGAATTGGATTACTTTTTTCATTCATGCCCCTTTCTGCCACTTTATAATTTAGTACCAGTCAGAAACAAACGTTCCGAGTAACGGACATACAACAACATCTATAAAACGCACGGAACCATCTTCCATGGAATATGTAAAAGCCATTGCAGGTGTGTAAGTCGAATCTCCTGTCTGTATCTGTGCATCTCTTACAGAAACCCCATATGTTGTTTCCTCGTCAACGAAAATGCTTGAAAAACTTTCCGCAGAGTCAACCTTTGCCAAATAGTTGTCACCGCTACGAATTACCCTTGAATTAACTTTCTGAAATTCAAAATTGCTCATTTTAATTCTCCTTTCCATTATGCGTTTCGTTTTTCTCGCCCTGCTCACTATGTTTTGAAGCAGAACTCTCTACCATTCCAAGAACATATCCTTTCTGAAAATCTGTCATATTCGGAATGGCATCACGAAGTTTTTCGACAACTCGCTTTTCCTTTTCGCTCATACAATCACTTCCTTTCATGCGCAATATCTGATTTCGTACTCTGCTACAATGTTCAAGTCGCATCCGAAAATATACATTAAAATAGGAAGAAACTAATTTCTTTTGTACTTCCCATGCCAAATCATCCGTGAACGACTTGACCAACATTAGATAACCCTGCTCGGTAAAAAGATACATTCCGTTCGGAGCGGTTACACCAAATTCCCCCTTGGCTTCATCCGAATTTCGGACGAAGTAATCTTCTCCTAAAATAAAGTCTTTCTTATTGTCGTTAAATCTTTTTCTTGCTGTTCCGTCCGGTCTTTCATGTACCATGTCAATGTCCTTAAATGTGACCACTCGCTCGCCTTTGTACTCTTTGATGGAAATATCCGCATTTCCAATGTGTACTAAATTATCCATATTTTTGCTTCCTTTCTGTGATATAATATTTTCAAAAACGGAGGAATTAACATGCTTCTAAAAATTGAAAGAATAATATTAAAGAAAATATCTAAAACAAATTTTTCAATCGAACTTTCCGAAATAGGTAAATTCGATGAAGAAGATGTATATCAAGCGTTTTTGGATTTGCAGGATAAAGGATATGTAACAAAAGTAAGTACATCTGCGGATAGATCAAATTTTAGCTTTATAGTTTCTCCAAAAGGAAGATTTTATAAAGAATACTTTTTCCTTTCATTTTTGAGAAATATCCTTATCCCATTTGTCGTTGCCATAATCACAGCAACCGCCACATATCATTTAGAAAAAGTAGCAGATAGCTATTCCGACAGCAGCTCCAGCCAATGCGCTTATGAATTGGACTCCTCCAATAATGAACGGCTCAAACTTATCAAGTAAGTCGCGCTTTTGTCTGAACGTCATTTTCTTCATGTTCTCACCTCTCTTTCTTTGTACTTTGTACATTCTTATATTAGTACTCTGTACAATCTTTGTCAATAGTTATTTTTGTACATTGTACAATTTTTGTCGTTGACATTTGCGATTGTGACTTGTATAATCAAGTTGAAAGGAGGTGTTAATATGAAGGAGCGCCTAAAGGAGATAAGAAAAAGCAATCCTAATGGGAAAACTCAGGAAACATTTGCAAATTACTTGGAAATATCAAAAGAAAACATTTCTAGCTATGAATCCGGAAGAAGAAATCCATCAGATGCATTTATTAAACTTGTATGTGAGAAATGCAACGTTAATGAAGATTGGCTTCGCACCGGAAACGGAGAAATGTTTATGCCGGAAACAAAAGATGAGCAAATTTCAAAAATGCTTGCAGATGTTATGAAATCAGAAGACGGAAATTTTAAAAAGAAATTGATTTCTGCGCTAGCGCAGCTAGATAAAGATGGCTGGGATAAACTAGAAGATTTTGTTGATATGATTTCAAAGAAGAAATAAAAATAAGCCAAGGGCAATGCGCAAACCCTTGGCTTTCTTCTTATTTTAACAGTTCTTTTACAAATACGTATATGGCTCGAAGCCATCTAGTATTGTCGCATTTTTCAATCAATTCAATGATTTTGCTTTTGTAATACTCGTTTTCGTTGTTATCCATTGCTCCCACCCTTTCGATTCAAATGCTAACTACCCTCGACAATTATTATAGAACATACGTTCTGCATAGTCAATAACAACTTGGGGACAAAGCCAATGCCAAGCTTCATCCCCACCAGAACTTGAAGTGTCCTTTCGGACAAGTCCATAGTATCACTGCAATATGCATGATTTCAACATTTTTCGGTCGCAAGTTTCGACAGAAAATGTCATTGCAGAGAAGCGGAAAGCTGTTTCTCAATCTCTTCTTGCACTTTTGCGCGCCAACGCATTGGCACTTCATCAATCGTCATTTTCTTGTCTACCAGAATACGTCTTACATAGAATTTAACCATATCTTACACCTCACTTCCTGCTACCATGTCTGCAAGTTCCTCGATTGCTCCGGCATTAGATTCGTGCCCCTCTTGCAAAGATGCTTGTCCTGCTTCCAATGCGTCCAGACGCTTTTCAATGTCGGTTTTGGTTCTAAGACGGATTGTAACTGTGTAGGTTCCATCCTCCTTCCCGTCTGCGTCCGTATTCTGGGTGTATGTAAACCCGTCGGATTTCAGATCGGTGTATTTCCCCGACACTGCATCGTTGTGTGTAAATGTAACTTCCTGCAGGTTGTCCTCTGTGAAAGCATCTGTGATTGTTTTGATGGCATCGAAATTCTCTGACTTGATCTGAATATTGCCGAGACTTGCTCCATCGGCAATCTCGAACTCTGTTTTGTTTTTAAGGATAATTTTGTCCATAATTTTTTATTCCTTTCTATGATAAAAAATGGTTTATAAGTTACGTTCGGATGTTTGTTCGATATATTTTCTTCGGCAGTTTAGAACGTCAAGGTGAAAAAGCATGTACTTTAGTAAATGCTACTGGTGTTGCATCATATATCTGCGATGGGCTTATGGCACAGGTAATTATGGAAATAACCCCAACAGATATAAAAAACGGTAAAGTCTTTTTAAAAGGATTGCCGAGGCCAGCACAAACATTGTATCTGTCATTGCCAGCAATTAACGGTAACAATATACCATGCGTTTTAAATTATAATGGGGAGCTTATAGTGTATTTCAGAGATGAAGCTAACAGCAGTATTTCGAGAATAGACCATAGCTTTTGCTACATGTATGATAAATAGAACTAATAAAGTTGCACCCAATCTTGTATCTCACCAGTTGCTGTTACTCTCATTCTCCATTTGCAATGCCCGCTCGCAAATTCTATGGCTTTTTGAGCGATGTATTGATTTATTCCTGAAGAATAAAATACTTCCATAGTAAATGCAGTGGCAAATGGCGAATTTAAAACTGTTTCTGCAACAGCATTAAACGAGCAACAATATTTGCCAACATTGAAAAATTTAATGTCGTTTAAATCAGAATTGCTTGGAATGTCTGTAAAATTATTTAGATTCTCTAAACTGCCGTTTAAATCACTTATCTGCTTTGCAAGCGTACCATCCAGATTAGGGTTTGCCTGCCTTGCATCCAGGGCATATCCGGCAACCGTGGTCGTCTGATTATTCACTACACTTGTTTTCGTGTCCGGTGGCGTTTGCCATGTGCCATCTTCTCTTAGATATTTACTCGTTCCTGCTGTAGTCGATGGTGCAGGAACTAGACCGGCTTTCGCACCAGCACCTGATTTTACAAAATTAGAATATGTCGTGTCGTTATCAGTGTTCCAGTCCATGCACAACCAATAAACACCATCGTAAGTAAATATATGTGTTGCATTATTACAGAAAAAACCTCCGCTTGCGTATGTCAAGGCGGATTTATTTCCGTTACGAAAGTATCCAATTGTTTTTGCACCCGTTCCATTTACATTAAGCGTAAGATTGCCCGATGCTGGATTTGCTGTGCCCGCAGTATTTGTAAACTTAACTGCAATCGTTGCACCGACCTGTAATGTAAAATTCGCTAACGTTGCAGCTTTAGCCGCCGTAGCTCGACCGGTCGCACAAGTAGCCAGCGGTTTTTTCAAAACCTCAATTGCTTTTTTGTCGGTTGCGGACATTAGACCGTTAGATGTGGTTGTCGCTGGTGCGCTTGCTCCTGCGGATGGTCCGCTCATCCAGTAGCCTTTTGTATCTGCTCCCGGCACTTTCCCTGCCGGAACATCCTTTTTCGCAATGTAAAGCGTGTTGTTATGCATTACTGCATCTAACCGCTTGTAAGTCAAGGATGCGTCATAGTCATTCTTTGGCACAATTGCCACTCTTCCTGCTATAGCCATTTAAGCCACCTCCCAGTTTAAATTTCCGTCATTGTCAACGACAAAGTTATAAGCAGAATTGTCCGTGTAAATCAACTCTCCATCCTCATTCACATCAAACTCTGTCATTGTGAGTTTCTTGTTAATCTCGTTTTCGATTCCCTGTGCCCTGTCTGCGCTGCCCTTGGCATCTGCAGCAGATTTTGCCGCATTGGTTTCGGATGCTTTTGCATTAGTTGCAGAATTTACAGCCTTGGCAGATTCAACCTTAATGTCTGCAAGGTAATCCGGGCGCAAGTGTTTTTCTTGGATACTTCCCTCTTTCACGATTGCGGACACCTTACCGTCACTTCCGATTGCAAATGCGATTGTATCAGAATCCAAGAACTCATACTGCGTGATCAGCGCGGATAAGTCCACGTTCTGCGCCGTGCCATCGTCAAGCGTGATTACCAACTGCTGACTTTCCGGATCATACTTGAAGTTGACTGCCAGCTTCTCCAACTTGGTATCAATAACGGCCTTGGAACCATTCATCTTTACCACAGTCAGCGTACCGTTGGATTCATCCCAAAGGATTTCCTTTACAAGTTCGTTAGCCTTGGTCAAGTCAACTTTCGTGGTGTCGAGTGCGCACACACGATCGTCGATTGCGTCAATTCCGCCCTCTATGTTGTTCAGCCTACTTTGATTAATTGCTGTCTTTTCACTTGGAAAATTCTCCCAATATTCGCGGCTATAGATTTTCTGATATGCCATCTGCTCACTTCCTTTCTAACGCGGATAGCCTGCGTTCAAAATCTCTACATCTGTTCTGCAGTTTCTGTATCATGGCAGTATTCAAAGCAATAAACTCTTGATAACACAGCGTATACATATCATTTGCGCCACCATTTTGCTCTAAAAATTTTTTCCATTCCTCATTAGATTCAAAATCTTTTTCGGAGAATACCGCATGTTCCAGTCCGTAAAACTCATTTTCAGATATGTCACAATCCGTCATTGCCTGTTCGACATCCTGTGCAACAAATCCCATGTGCATTTTTTCGTCATTTTCTATGAGCCGATATTCCATCGGTTGTAACAACTCGAAAAATCTCTCAAACCGATCATCCTCTAACAGCTTTCGGAAATCTTTTTTCTTCCTGCGGTCAGACGTTGTTTTCCAACCACCGGAAGAATACCCACCGGCAAACGGATTTTCTGTAGTTCCGCAATACACAGAACTAGAACTTGGAATAAGATTTCCCTTGCCGGAAATTTGCACATAATCATTAACTGTAATGCCATGTAGATAATATGCAGTCGATGCTTTTATGCACTGTGTCGCACTTTCTGCAGTTGTTGCAGAGTCTGCGGTTGTCGCATGATCTGCCGTACTTGCATGATCCCCTATGGCTACTCCATCTTGATCTGTTACAGAGTTTAGGTCAATGCGTATGTTTTGCAGCATTGGCCTTCCTCTTGCATCGAGTCCAATAATTACAATGTCATCACCAAGCGAGGTTGCAATAAAGTTCAATGAATCAACGATTGACACTCGGCCATCGCCATCAAGCTGGAAGTTATTGCTGTTGACTATGAGTCTGTTTCCGCTAAGCGTAATCTGGTCGGCACTTGCATTAATCATCGAAACGACTTGGTCGTTTTCATCTCTTCCAAGTTTCAATTCCAATGATGCGTCTAATTGCCCTTCCGCTTTTTGTGCTCGCGTGACTTCTGCAGTAATTGCGTCTGCTGTCTGCGTGATATTCGACTTCAATTCTCCCTCAGCATCTGTAGCGCGCTTTACTTCTGTAGCAATACTTTCTGCGGTCTGCTCAAATTTAGAGCTTGTCTGTTTTTCTAAATCCTCATACGTGGATTGCAAATGGTCTGCGTTCCTCTCTAGCTTTCCGGTACGTCTTTCCACGCTTTCAATCGTGTCTCTGATAGAATTAACCTTTGCAGAGTGCGTCTGCGTACCCTGTGCCGAGATTGAATCTCTCTTGCTCTGCACTCCGGTTAGCGTGCGTTGCAATAGATACGTTTCGACAATTTCTCTTGTGGTATTGAACCGGATTGGTTCGCCAAGCGTCAGACATGGGTTTCCGACACAAGTGCAACTTTTAATCGGTGTATATGCTGCTTTTGCCATAATCGGCAATAGGTTATTTGCAATCTGTTCCAGCTCTGCTCCGGTCTTGTCTGATACAAGAAAGTTTCCTGTAATCGAATAGTTGTTTCCGGCAGTTCCAACAATAGCACCAGCGTTATCTTCGCTTGTCTTGATTTCAAGCTGCGTGATTGCCTTGCTTTGGAAATCTTCATAATCAAACGTGATATAGTGTCTGGTCATGGATTCTGTGTTTGCATCAGACGGAAATAAATTGTCAGACGGAAATAAATCTTCTGCCGGATAAAGTGCGCTTGTGATTGCTTTCAAAAAAACATATTCAAACTTGCCATCTCGGTTGATATTACCAAAGCATCCGTTAATCTCACAGATTGCCGTCACAACCGTTTTGCCGCTGATTGCAGACTCTTCTGTGACCGCGCTTGAATCGTCCGTCTGTGTGGCTACAATCGTCTTATTGACCGTCATGGAATCATTGGCAAGGCTTGTTTCAACTTGCGCGATTCCAAGATACGCAAAAAAGCTATTACGGAACTGCTTAAGCGTCATTGGAAAGCTAAGTCCTGCATACCAAGATTTTACATCCGTATTGATAATGTCGTACATCGCGTCATATGCCGTAATCTGCCGTTTTGTACGGTCAGCCGTAGGAACATCGGATGCCACCTTAAAAACTCCGTATGGCATCGGATTTTCGCTATCTCCGTCAATTGTTTCTTCAATAGAGATTGTCTTTCCAATAATGTTTCCTGCGGTGTTTCGTGCCGTGAATTTTACGCAATTCGCTTCGCACGCTCCAAATTTTAATTCAGACTCCGAACAAAGACTTTCTTCGAGCGCAAACGTACCGATTTCAAGCATCGAATTGTCTATTTTCTGATTCGTTCCAACAACAGATATGACCATCTGTTTATCTGTCGAGGAATCCCAATACTTTTCTTTCAAACTGCTATTTATCATATACACCGCCTATAAATGAAAATTTGATTGCGTCATATTTTATCTTCCCATGTGCCACAGAATAGAACGTAGGCTGAATGTCAGCAATATATCCGTACTGTGTCACATATCCGCGTTTCTCCGGCACGTATGCCGTGATATATCCGCCGCGCTCCTTTGCCTTGGTATAGTTCTTTTCAATATTCTTCCAAAAATCATCAAACTGCTTTTCGGTCAGCATGGCTTTGGTTTCAAACTCGACCTTTAGGGCTTTCAGTTCCACGGCATCACGATGCTCATATCCGTTTTCATCCGTCCAAGGGTCTTTGTCCTGCATATTTACATAGGAACTAAACGTGTCCTGCTTTATTAAACTGTTCGGTATGGTATAATTCCCAAACTTTACTAAATATCCGCCATATCCCATCGTTTACCTCCTAAAAATGGGTATAAAAATAGCACCTACCGTTTGGTAGATGCTAATAAAATAAGCCGTGTTTCCACGGCTTAAGTGTTGTTTATTTTTTTAATCTTTACTGCAACCAAGTATATGTATATGCTTCATCAACATATATCTTATAACTGCTCGGATAGATCGTATCGTAATTTGAATCGTACGGAAAACTAAATGAAAAATAATCTGTATCTCCATTCTTTTCACATTCTGCATAATGATAATCATATTTTATCAAGTTGCCAGATGCATCATACATTACGCAAGAAATTTTTACAAATGAAAAATCTTTTCCGGAATCGTTTGTAGCTTCAACCGTAACATTATCTGCTCCAATGTCCGATTGAACCATTATATTGCGAACATCACAAACAGCATTTGTTGCTTCATCAACACTCAACGACATTTTATAGTTATCATAAGAAACATCGTTATAATCAGAATCGCTCGGTGCGTCAAAATAAAGAACACATTCCTTACCGGATTCAAAAGCTCTGTTACAATCGCTTTTGCTATCCAACATTTTACCGTTTTTGTAGTATACAAGTTTTGCGTCCAGATCAACATTTACCTTGTTGTTGTTTTTCAAGATAGCAACAACTCCATGACCACTATCTTGGTATTCAATTGAGATGTTTTTCTTTACCTTGTTCGCATTAAAGGAAGAAGTGACGGTAACTTTGCAAGAAAGCGTTTTCTTTGCAATTTTTGCTTTTACGTACGTTGTTCCTTCTCCAACCGCCAGAACTTTTCCAGACTTGTTTACAGAAGCAACATATTTATTGCCACTACTCCATTTAGCAGTTTTCCTCATTCCGCTTATCTTTAATGTTGCGGATTCTCCAATTTTTAAATTAAGAGTCTTTCTGCTTAATTTGATAGTTGCCGCCTGTGCAACAATCTGTTCCCCATCTGCATTTTGGATTGGCATAGCCGAAATCAAAACGGCAAATGCCAATCCCATCGCTACTAATAATTTTTTTGTGTTTCTCATAATGACTCCTTTCTTGTGATATGATTTATTTAGAATTATATCACGTTCTATTATAGAAGTCACTAAAAAACATATACATTGTCTCCGGTTCGATTGTAATGTTCTCTACCATAATCCCTTGCAGCTTTTCCTATGTCGTTTGTAGTAATTCCGAAATTTTTCTGTAAAATAGCTTGTAATAACTGATTTTGTTGTCGCAGTAAGGAAACCTCTTGCGCAGATGTTGAATTGATAGCATCTTTGATTCCGGTAATTTCTTGGCTTCCTGCGACCGCTGGCTTACCTCCGACTGTTCCCATAATTTCCGGAAGTCCATTTTCTCCAACTGTTGCTATGCTATATTTATCCATAAAACCGCCCGTTGCATAAGCCTTTACTTTAGGTAGGCTCACTTTCGGCACAAGATCGACTCCGCTCCACTTTACCTTTGCTACTTTAGCCGCCGCAGAAACAACACTGTTGAACCCTCTCAAAACGGTATTCACTCCACCGATCAATGAATTTATTGCTGTTTCAATTCTTGAAATTACGGTGTTCATTGCCCCGGCAACACCACTTTTCACGCTATTCCATAATTTACTGAATATTTCAGCTACACTTTCTTTCATCTTCGAGAAAGCATTTTTTATCGGGGTGGTTACATGTTCTTTAAACCAACTAGAAACACTATTCCACGCCCCGGTTACCGCTGTCTTTGCCGCGCTAAAAGCTTTCTGAATAGATTCTTTTGCTGAGCTAAAAGCATTCTTGATAGGTGTTGTAACATGCTCCTTAAACCAACCGGAAACCACCGCCCATACCGATTTTACAGTTGTCCATAGAACCTTGAATGCAGTTGATACTGCCGATTTCAATAATTCAAAATTCTTCTTTATTGGCTCTATTACCTTTGATTTAAACCAATCAGAAACAACAATCCATACAGCCTTGACAATGATCCACAATCCTTCAAAGATTTGACCAACTCTTTTCGAAAATCCTTGGAAAAATGAAACAATAGGAGTTATAACATTAGTATTGAACCATCCAGAAACTGTTTTCCATACACCGGATATATCTTTCCATAAAGAAGAGAAAAAACCGGAAACAGATTCCCATAATCCCTTAAAAAAACCGCTTATTGGCTTAATCACATTAGTATTAAACCAATCTCCTGCTTTTGAGAAAATTCCTTTTATTTCTTTCCAATGATCCTTGACTACTACAGCCGCCGTTGCAACACCGGCTACTATTCCTGCGGTAATCGCTGCAGGTGCTGCCGCTACCCCTAAAATAACCGCTCCGACTGCCGTAATCGTAACTCCGACAAGCATAAGTGCTTCATTAAGCCAACTGAATCCGTTCTTTAACATGGTCACAAAGTTTGATATTGCAGTAAATGCGCCAATCGCAACAGAGCCAATCCCGGTTATAGCTTTTGCTACCGGGCTGATAAAAGAAAGTGCGCTCTCTGCCGCACCGCTACCGAATAAAGCTTTGACACCAGCTGAAACAGTTGTTCCAAGTGTAGCAAACGCCCCACCTATTTTTTTTGACAAAGCGGTAGACAATACTGCCGAGATTCCCTCATTTGCCGCAATTTCAACGCCAAGCCTTGATGCAAGTGAACCAGCTATTGCTTTTGAAATGGAAGTTCCGATTATATCAAGTGCGGTTTTTGCAAGATGTAATCCAAGAATTTTTTTGATTGTCAGCGCACCGATTATGATTCCAACTGTTTTTACATCTAGGTTGCTTAAAAACTCCTTTGCTCCGTTCCATACATCCTTCCATGAAATTTTACTTAATGCTGTCGTAACTGTATCAAACGCGCCCTGCGCCCACGAATTAAGCGTTTTAGCCAATAATGCAAAGTCAAAGTTTTGGAAAAACTTGTTTATTCCGTCTGCGATTGAATTTCCAAATTGCTTCCAATTAAATGTCGTTCCAAACGAATCCAATCCATGAAGCACCGTGTTTAATGAATTTGCGATCAGTTTTCCGGTTTCTCCGAAAAGCGTTGTTCCTTTTTGCCCTTTAAATAGTCCGTTAAGGAATTTGGCTAATCCCCTTCCAAAACCTTCAGCTTTTGCATACACTTTTTCCCATTTAATTTTTTTCATTGCGTTAATTAACGCACCGGAAATAGACTCTCCCAACTGTTCAAGGTCTTTGATTTTGCTTTTGAATTTCTTAAAGATGGTGTCCGTCTGAACTAATCCACCATCAGCACCGGTGCCGCCACCAGCACCTGAACCAGATCCAGAACCAGAACCTTTATTCCCGGAACCGGAAGTATTATCTTTACTTTGTTTTGAAATAACCTTTAATTCATCAAATGCACGAGTTGCCTGTTGGATTTCCTTTTTTGCTTTCTTGGCATTTTTTGCGATACCACCCGTGTTTTTCCCTGCGTTTCCTGCGGCATTGCTTAAATCGTCCATGCCGTCAGATGCGCTTCCAATATCATCAGCAAGACCGCTGATTCCTGCCCCTTTGCTTGCTTCATACTTCCATCCGAAGATAGAACCTAAAGCATTTGTTACCATCTCTGCGAAGGAAATAACCTTTTGCAGAACTGAATTAAGTACCTTGATAAATGGCTTGAATGCATTGATTAAACCACCACCAACAACCGCTCCAAGTGCTTTGAAGTTCTCTTTAAGCATGGTTATCTGGTTATGCCATGTATCGGCTGTACGTGCGAAATCTCCGGTGATATTGGTTGTATGCGCAAGCACATACTGATAACGCAACATGGCTTTTTCAGCCTGCGTCATTGAAGAAATGTTCGCATCAAGTCCTTGCTTTAACGCCCATTCCTTTAATGTTGCCTGTGTCAAGTCGATACCATAACGCCGCATAGGTGCCGTAGTACCGGAAAATACAGATTGCAGACTCTTGGCAATATCTTCTTGACTCACATCATAAAAGGAAGCCATATCTCCGGCTAATTCTGTCAACCGGATAGACATATTTGCCATTTTCCCCTGTGGAATATCAAGGGCGGTTCCCATTGCTTGGAAACGGCTTGCAAACTGTTTCGCGGACAATTCGGACATACCAAATTTTTCAATGGATGTTTTTGCGAAATTGTTAATTAGACTTTCATACTGCCCGAATGTCTGCCTTACAACGTTCTCAACCTCTGTCAGTGAGGATGATATGTCAATAGCGTCTCCAAGTAGCCTAAATCCGCGAAATAAAGCCCAATACGTTGCATACACTTTTCCGATTGCAGACGCAAGGGAAAACGACTTCTTAGTAACCGCAGAAGCACCGGAACTAAATCCGCTAAATGAGCTTGTGATGCTTTTTGCCGCTGTTCCTGCCGCTCCACCGGTACGTGATAATTTTGCCAATGCGTTTGTCATGTCAATAATATTCCGGCTTACACTAGGGGCTTTCGACAGTTCGGACATAAGCTGTCTCATTGCCGTGGCAAGTTTCGGGATATTTTCAATCGCCTTGGTGGAACTCTGGTAGCCAAGCTGTTTGATTGCAGATGCAAGTTCGGTCAGACCCTTAACAGATGCCGACATTCCAGAAAGCCCTTTTACTGCATTGGAAATCTGACGCATAGAACCGGCCGCAGCATTAATCTGTTTGCTGTTGATAGAGCCTAATTTGCTCACATTTCTTGCAACTGCAGAAAAAGTCCGTGTATCAATTCCGCGCATTGCCGTCATTGCCCCTGCAAGTCGGTTTACCCCTGCGGAAAGACTATTCAGATTTCCGGTACTAAGTCCAGAAAGCGCGGAAGATAAGCGTCCTAGTCTTGTCACAAGAGCATCTATCTGACCGCTTGCCTGTTGTGCCTGTGCTTGAATTTTTATTTCAAGAGACTCTAATTCCATTTATCCACCAACTTCCTATAACTTTTTTAGGTTAGCGGCTATCTTCCACATTGATAGCCGGTTAAAAAGACGGTAGGATTTGACCCCTACCGCCCTTGAATTACTTTTTCAGTTTTCCCTTTTTCAGAAGAGAAATCATTTTTGAATTTTCCTCTGATGTAAACTTAAAATTGGAAAATCCGTTCTTTTTTGCGATTTCCGCGCGATGTTCTTTTGACACATCATCTTCCCCAACCGCTTTTAATGCTTCAACGATTGATCCAGATTTTCCGGTATACATCGAATAATACTTGCTTGCATTTTTCTTTGCTCCACTTACAACGATTGCAGTGTGACCTTTTGTACGCGTCACAAGAATGTCCCCGTTGTAAAGCAGTTCTCCGATTCGGTAAGAACCAGCATCGGTAAACAAGCCGGATTTCAAAAGAATGATTCTTTCGTTTGCAGTATTGAAATCTCCTACATCCTTCCCGAATGCATGGATAATACAAGCACGTACAAGGGACGAACAATCGCATTCCGTCTTGACCTTTGTGTTAATGCCATGTTTAATGACTCCGTAGCGTTCCGATTGGTCATAGCCGATATTTTTGTTGTCAGATGCAATCTGCATAGCTTCGGCTAACTTCTCCGCAACCCTATCGTCCTTCGCCCTTAGCACGTACCATCCCTTAGAATGGTTATAAAACTTCTGCGTAGACACTTCCTGTCCGGTCTGGTCTCCGGCTTTTCCGCCAGAATAGCAGTTGCCGTGTTCATCATGCCTAGCACTTCCGATAATTACTGCCATAGCAATACCTCTTTTCTTAAACTATCTTTGGCTTTGGTAAATGTGATTTCCTTGATTCAGCCGCCCATGCTTCTTCCGCCTTAAGCATTTCTCGTATCTCAGCATCGGGATCGTCCGTATTATGCTTTTCGATGGAATCATAGCAAGTTTCTTTCACGTACTTACTATTACCCTTACCGAATGTAGCATCTATTGCGGTCACAAGTGCTGACGTTGCATATCTGCCAAACCACATATACATTTCCACATCGCGTTGCTTCCATTCTGCCTTGTATGCATCCACATAAGGCTTAAGCAACTCTGGATTCATCATATCTATATCATCAACGGAAAATCCGTAGCCTTTCGTTACCACAAGGTAAAACGGACGGATTTCCGCAACGTAATATTCCCATGTTAATTCTTGGCTTTCGCTTTGGATGGGGTCTTTTTCTTCTCCTGCTCCTGCTCCTGTGCTCTCTCCAACGACTCCATCATCTGCGCTAAAAAACCGTTTGTCATCATTTCCTTCTGCATATCAGCAAATAAATCCATGCAGTTAATCTCGTTTGTATCAATCGCATCATAGAGAATGTCGGACACCTTCTCAAGTTTCTCATCGTAGCCTTCGTTTGTTTTGTAATCATATCCAAATTCTTCATTGTGATGCATCTGCAATCCTACAAGAAGCGTCTTGGGAAGTGTTTCAAGAAGAATATCTTCCATAGAAGAAATATCTTCCATGTCCTGCGTTTTCATAATATCCTGTAAGATATGTGATTTTAACGATGGTCTTGTTGCAAACTGAATTGTATATTCTTTTCCACCTAATTTAACTTTCATGTTTTACCTTGCCTTTCTGCCCTATATTGGCAAGGGGCAGTGTTGCCACCGCCCCATTGTTGCTTATCTCATTGCTTCAAGTTCTGCTATCGACCGATCATCCTCGCCTACCGGTGCGGTCGATTGCTCGTCCGATAGGCTTTTTACCCCACCACTGTTACGGTAAATGTACCATCGTTGTTATCAACGACAGTCAGCTTATCTGTAACAAGCTCTGATGCCGTGCTTGGAATAACTGTTACCGTCATTTCAAGGATTTCATCGTTTCCACCTACATCGTTAGGTGTGGCAGTTGCGGTTCCTACATATGCGTACTTCGCTACGCCGCCAATACCGTCCGTTCCATACAGATGGATAATATCAAGTTTTTTATCTCCATATCCATCCACCTTTGAAAGATATTCTTTTTCAAGGTTTCCTGTGATTTCTCTTGAATCAGAAGTCTTAATTCCTTTTTCAAAAGTCTGCTGGTCATCTTCCATTGTGGTCGACTCAACAGTGTTTGGTGGTGATGCAGGACTTGGAACTGACTTAGCCGCAACCAAAAGATTGTATGTTCCTGCAAAGTCAGCCTGTTTTTCCGTGTGCTCTTTGACGATCACACGCGTTTTATAACTTGTTGATGCCATATTTCTACTTCCTTTCTGCTTATAGCTGATCTAAATGCTCAATGTTTCCAATTACGCGAGTTGCGCGGAATGTAACCGTTCGCACTTGCTTGGAAATTGTTGAGATTACATTTGATACCTCAAACATTTGTTGTTTAAAAAAAGACACCGCATATGCTGCGATGTCCTTAGTTGCTTTTCTTGAACCTTTGTTTGTAATTGTAATCTGAAATGTTGGGCGAATTGCATTGATTGTCTTTGCTTCATTAGTTCGTCCGGCTTCTGTGCCACCGATTTGTCTGACTAAAAGCGTCGGGAATGTTGCGGTGCCTCCCGATTCTTCATCTTGCGTCACTTTAATCCCTCTTACCTTGCTTTCCATGTATGATTTCAAAAGGGAATATAAGGTATCTTCAAAATCAAGCGCCCAACTATTTAACTCATTTTCCACCGAATACCTCCCTTGCAATCTTTACATACTGTTGAATAATCTGTTGTTCCGCATTATACATAGGCATTGTGGCTTTGATACCGTGGGTATAACGCCATGTTTCGGTCTTATCGTCCCAATAATACCAACCATCTTCAAAAGCGTGTATTTGCCCCGGATATGTACCTACACCAAATCCAAGCTCCGGTGCTTTCGGGTTCTCTTTGGAGTTATAAAAAATACCGGCTCCAAACTCTACCGCCAACAAAGTATAGAACGGTTCTCTATCTTCTGACGTTACCACTTTTCCTGTTGCTATCAGAATTGCGTTTGAGGTCATTAACTGCGGTGCTTTATCTACCCTTACCGTTATCGTGTTCCCGATTGGGGATTCCGATATGTGTTGTATTGCCACCGTCTGACCTATCTGTGCAAGCCTAGAAACAAGTAAATCGCATTTAGCCTGTAAACTATCGCGGTACTTTTCTAATTCCTTTATGGCGGCTTGTATGGACTTAGTGGATAGTGTCATTGAAATAGTTTTCTTTGCCATGCGATCACCTACTTAATATTCTTCCGAAGAAGAAACAAATCCGTGGTCAGTCCTTCGTCAGCAACGCCTTTTACGATGTAATCTGCGGTTTCTGAATCCACAAGTCCATCATCGGTGCGTTTGACTTCCGAACGTTTCCACACCACATCACCGGCTTTCAGTGGCAAATATCCTTTATCTGTGACAAGCTGACAGTATGATGTACTATCATCAATTCCAAATTCTTTCACAAGGGCTTCTGACAACTTATTACTGATGTTGGCTTTGAATGTCGTAGGTTCTGAAAACCCTTCAACTTCCTCGCCTTTTGGAATCTTGTTGCCTTTGGAATCTAAATAAGGTACAAAGTTCCCATCGGAATCCTTGTACCCTTCATAGACAATATCTCCATTTTCGTCAGTTTGTGGGATGAATACCCTCTGACCGGATTGCGAATATTTCATTTCCTGCTTGTTAATGTCAAGCATTGATGTTTTCCTCCGGAATTCCGGCAACACTCGTCAGAAGTGATAACACTCCGGCAAGGACTGATGCAGAAAGAACATATTTCCAATCCACCGCACCCATAAATGCCGCCGTTCCAATTCCGGCAATAGCCGCCTGTGCAACAGTCTTGATTGCTCGGATTCCGGCTTTCTTAGTCCAATCCTTCCAATTCCTCATGGCTTTTATCTCCTTTCCCTATATGAATCTCTTCAATCTCATGTTTCATTTTCGTAACCATTCCGTTTCCACCTAACGCATGGTACGCATCATACATCTCGCAGAAGTTCTGATAGGCGTATGACGGTATTTCTCCGATTCTGGTGTACTTTGCATGGTATTCAATAAGCTGGACACGTAAAAGGAGCATTGTTCCCTTACTGTTCGCATCCCTACTTTTCTTTTGTTGTTTAAGAAGCCAAACTATATATCCAAGCACTATCGGAAGTGCCACAAGATAAGTTTGAATCAAAATACTTTTCATTTGAATCTCCTTTTGACGCACTGCCCACCACCGCTTAATGTGCGCCGCCTGCAACCATAATGGTCACGCTCAATCTTCTTTAATTACATTGCTTTTACAAACGGAAACACTCCAACAAAAAGGCTTTCACGGTCTTTCCATGTCCGGCTCACACCGTTTTCGGAGAAACTTGCCATGTATGCTTCTCCTGCCTGCGACCGGTCGTACACTGCCAAATTGACCATAATGTTTTCATAGTTCTTAACATCACCGTCAATCTGGTCTTGCGTGTATGTGTCCGGATAGTTCCGTCTGCTGATAATCTCTTTTCTTGCCTGCTCTAAAAGCTGTTCAATCAAAGGGTTACATTCTTTTTCATCAAACACAACCTTATCGGATTTTTCCCCGGTCGCTTCGTCCTCTACCTCTTCTATATGAAATTGTTGTAAACGAATCTTTACTTGTTCGACAAGTGTGTATGACATAAAGCATTTCCTCCTACAACTCTACACTTTCCATAACTGCTCTTGCTTCAAGGACTGCAATATAGTCAGTCATTGCCTTAATCTGCATATTATAAGTGCTTCTAGGACATGTAGGTTCAAAATCAAGCTTTCCGGCATCCCACTTTTCAAGCATAGCCTTTAATTTCTGATAGCGAATAACAACCTGCTGATATTCCGCTCTAAAACGTTCCTTATAATCGGAACTATTCATCATTTCAACTGTATCTTTTAATTCCATGAAACTAACCTCCTACAGATTAAATTTTGCAATCAGAATTTCTTTCAGTTCCGCACCGCTTGTTGCTTGTGCGTTTTCAATTCCCTGCTCTGCGGCAAGTTTCTGCAAGTCTGCGGTACTCATTCTGTTGATTTCGGTCTTTGTATATCCAACGGAAGATACCGGAGAATTACTCTCCGGCACCTCTTCTCCTGCGTTGTACCATTTACCATTATGAATCACTATATATGGATATTTCATAGTTGCACCCCCTACTCTTCGCTATGAACCTCATATACGAATGTGCTATCCATATTCTCGTATGATGGAAGTACAACCTCAGATGCAAATGTTGACATCTTCATAGGTGGTCCATACTCTGTCTTTGTAGCGACTGTAATACCTACACCATATGTTGTTACATCAACATCAGCTACCTGTCTTGCAGTTCTTTCTTCCGGTGTAGTGCCAAACCAAGTGCTTCCAAGGCTGCCTTCTGGAAGAAGTGTAACCTTGTTATCCGGGTAGAAGTACTGCTCTTTGCCATCATCATCAATGTACATCTTATCGTAAAGTACGATAGTGAGCTTCGCCCTCTTCTGTACCACCGAAATAACAGTATCATCGTCAACCTCAATAGTTGCTGTAAGGTTCTGTGCAAGAATTGAGTTTCTTATTTGTGCATTGTCAAGCAGATATTGGAATGTATTGCTGTTCATAAGTGCGTATCTAGCAATCTTACCCTGCTTCTGTAACTTCTTTCTTGCATTGTTAAGGTCTGTAAGTGGCTTTGAATTAGCTGTATCGCTCCACATGCTTGTGCCGGATAACTTTGCGTAATGGTCTTTTGCGTATGAGCCATCCTTATCGTAATCATAAGCGTACTGAACGCCATCACTTACAATAGCAATTACCGGATGACCTGCATTTGTAGAAAGAAGTGACATTCTCATGCGCTCCGGCACAACTTCTGCGCCGCTTACGAGGTTGTTAGTGTCGTCATATACACTTGATAAAGCACTTGCAAGGTAAGGGTCGTCTTCTGATTGAATACGCTCGATTTCAAGCATTTCCTCTTCACCAACTGTCATTCCCTCGCGGAAAAATGCCATCTGTGTTTTTTCCTTACTTAATCCGCCTCTAGCTCTAAGAGTTGGGATTGTGTCAAAATTAGATGGCGCAAGTGAAACCGGCAAACCCTTGTGTGTCTTAATCCAACTTAAATCAAGTCCCTGCTTCTTTCTTTCTGGAAACCACTGTAAACCAAGATAAGGTATCTGATTACTAGCGTTTTCTGTTGCCGATAATGCGATAGACTTACTGTCTAATACTTCATTAATTAACATCTATTTACCTCCTGTTATTATTCAAATACAATCATTGGAAGAGCTGTCTTAACTTCTGCGTCATATGTAACGCCGGAATGTGCTTCTGCTACTTTCGTGTTAAGATATGCTTTCTTAAGCAGTACTCCCTGTGGTCTGTCCTCTGTTACATCAAACCTTAAAATGCCCACTACTGTAGCTGTATTGTCAGCCTTGCCGTTTGCTCCGATTGGAGTACCTGCTTTGACAATCTTCTTGCCCTGTGCGTTTTTAGTTGTCACGCCATCAAAATCAAGTGTTAATGGGATTGCTTCATTAGGCTCTCTCTTTAAAATCTGAACATCTCCTGCGTATAAAGTCTTTTCATACTGCATATTCATTTCCTTTGCCATTTCTTACCTCCTGTTATTGTTGAATGTAATGTGATAAAACGTCATTGTTCTTAGGCGCATTAGATATAAGGCTTTCTGCTATCTTTTCAGCATTTGTCTTATTGTCTGCACCAGCTTTATTTCCGCCAGCCGTGCCACCGCCCGGATTCGTACTGCCATTTGCAATCTCCTGTTCCTTGGCTTGCGCTGCGGCGGTCTCTTTTTCAGAGATAATCTTTCCAAGAACGTCATAATCAAAACTGCCATCGTCTTTTACAATCTGCGCTGCCTGTTCTGCGGTAACATTAAATTTAGATGCGGCATCGGCTCTCTGCGTGGCTATTGCCTGTGCTTTTTCAAGTTCCGCGATTCTCGCATTGGCTTTTTCGAGGTTCTTATTTGCCTGCTCGACTTCCGTGAGCTTTCCCTGTTCAATATCATCGAGTTGCTTCTGCAACTCTTCAGCTTTGTCAGCCTTTGTCTTGTACTCGTCAACCCTTGCTTTGGCTTTCTGTACGGAACTTCCGTAATCTGCCATGATCTTGTCCGCGTTTTCCTCGCTTAATCCCATAGCAATCAGATCTTCTCTCTTCATTCATTACCTCCGATATGTCATACGAATTTTTATACGGTGCAACGACACCGAACGACATTGTTGATTTTTACGCTCACAACTTTGCGAATTTTTATAAAATAAAAACAGCCACCGATTACTCGGTGACCGTCTTATCTTTGTTTGTCTGGCTCCGTGTGCCATCTGTATTCATTTTATTTATCAATTCTTGTGCTTTCTGTTCCTGTGCTTCTACATCATCAATCGTTTTCCACAGATTATCCAAGTATGGCTTTGACAACAGGAATGTCTTTTCCGCATCTCCCCAAAGCCCGACAGATTTAATTGCCACAAGCGGATGAATACCGGCTTGTAAAAGCTGATATAATGTCTGTGACTTGGTATACATATTGTCTTGTGGGCTGTGGTTAATCTGAACATCAAAGTCGCGCAAACTCAGTCCCAAATCGTGATCTTGTATGCGAATCACATTCAGAACAACTTTCGCAAGTCTTTTTTCAGCCGACTTTACAATTGGGTCTTTCAGTTTGGCTCTCGACTTTGAGAAATCCCATCCGTTTCTAAGTTCAACCGCTCCCTGTGTATCTCCACCGGAATTATTGTTGTTCTTATTCGGTATGGCAAGAATGGACTGTGCATTATCCCACAAATCATCCTTTGCAACCTGGCACTCTGTCTGATTTAGCTCCTGTGTCATAATGTCAACATCTGATTTATTCTGTTCATTGTTGGATTTTACCGTCAGCGCATGGGAAATCTTCATTTTTTCAAAGGTTTCCGGGTCAATGTCGCAATTTACAAACTTTATCCAAAACTGAACAAACTGCTCAACGCCATCCATTCGGTTTGACTGCATTGTATTGATTGCATCCAATAGTCCGATTACAAGCTCAATATCAGAAATGCGCTCATGGTTGTTCGGGAACTCAACAATCGGGATTCCACCAAAACCATGCAGTTGCCAATCTCGAACCTCTCCATTTACAATCTTGCATTCGTAAGAGTCCGTGTAGCAGAGTTTATACATCTGTCCATCGGCATCCTTAAGCTCTTGGATTGCTAAAAGTGGTTCTTCTGTGGATTGGCTGTAGATAACAAACGTATTCATTGGTGTCGGTGCAACAATTCTAAATGGCATATCTCCATTTTTTATAATCTGCACCGCCTTAAATGATGTTCCGGTTGCTGATTGCCACTCTCCTGCCTTAATGTCCTTTTCCTGCTTATTAGCATCGGTTAGATAATCGTTAAATTCATCAACTGCATTGTTTATCCGATCATCATCTTTCCTGCTGATAAGCTGAATTGGCTCACCGTAAGTCTGACCAACCTTGAATTGAACAATCTCATAGGCATGGTTTTCAGGCACCTTATTGGTTATATCCGCATTCTGTACCTTTGTTCGGTACAATACAGGTTGATCGCCCTTGTAGTAGTTCCACAAATAACGGATGATCGTCTTGTTGAAATAAAATGCACCAATGCAGTTTCCGACAACATTTACGATATTGTCTGCCGTGATCTGTTCTACGTTAGCATATGCAATTTTTCTTCCATATCTGCCTTTTACAAGGTCATGAAAATACTGTGTGTTCTTCATATAAATAAAACTCCACTACTGCAAGCGCGTTTTGGTATTGGCTTTGTTTCAATTTTGCCTGTTGCCACGCGATAAATCACAATATGATTGCATTTTTTACATTTACACGGATGATCTATCGTAGATCTCCCATCATAATGTCCGGCAATTCTTCCGCAATCCGGGCAATATATAGTTACTTTTTTCATAGCAACCTCTTTCTTACAAAAAAGACACCGCCATTTCTGACAGTGCCTTTTACGGGTTATATGCTTTTGGGGTTGTAGGATTTTGTTTTTTCTACTCTTTTAGTATACCATGCAAGTTTTAGGAAATGTTGTGAAAGAGTGTGAACTATTGTGTACTTTTATGCACTCTTTTCAGAATAAAGCTCTCCATAACGTCTTTCAAACTCCTGCAATGCTCTTTTTCTAAGTTTCATAATGTTCCTGTAGGAATATTTCATCTCAACGGAAATCAAGTTCCAATCTTTTCCATTGACATAGTGTGATGAAAGTACGATATATACATCTGTATTATCCATACTGTCAATTTGTGATATGATAATTCGTCTTTTATCAACCAATTCATCTACAAGTGTCTGGATCTCATTCTGTAAATCAACAATCTTCGATACTGCGCTCCCCATTTTGTCTGGATTGCCAAATGATTGCACATCTACCTCTTTCGGAGATATGGATATAGAAGTTGCCATATCGGATAGCCTTTTGATTTCTTCCAGCTTATTTTCAATCGCATGGTCAATTCTGCTTATCTGTGAAAGATATTTGTCTGTTGTCATATCCTAATACCTCCTAAATGGGTTTACTGCCGCTTCTACCTTTGCGGTATTGTTTGGGTTTTCTATAAACATTTCAAGCTGAGTTAAACCGTCTGCCGCATCGTCGTGTTCATTACCTCCAATACTTACAAACATAGAGAGTTCATCCATAGCCGCTTGATATTCGTCATTTCTGTAATATCTCGTTACTCCAAGATCCGAATCTTTCTTCATTTGTTCCTGCGTCGGCCTGTGCGTATCAAGAAATATGAATTTTCTCTTAATATCCCCAGAATATGCTATGATCTTCGATAACTTTTCAACCTTATTTGGTGCTTTTCTACTTGTACATGAGCATTTATAGTCCTGTTCCTGCAACTTTTCATCTACATATTGGCAATACAGATCTCCTCCGGTATTTCCCTCAAATCTTGTCTGCCTAATCTCATTCCCGATAATTCGTCCAACAACAAGAGGGATTGTTACCTCTTTCGGGCTTTTGTTGAATACCCAATCGTAAATATAAACATCACCGTTTTCATATTCTGCTCCAATCGGCATTGACAAGCTATCGCCACCGCCCCAGGCAACATCCACAACTCCGATGCGTCGGAAATCTCCGTCCGGTAGGATTCCGTTAAATAGTCTCAAATCCGTATAAAGCAATCCTTCGCGGACATATGGTTGCTGCATAAACTTAGCCATCCATTCGGCATTGTCAAGCTTATCTCGCATATCCCGATAGTATTCCGTGGAAAATCCGTTGATTTCATACGCGAAATTGCTTTCATCATTTTCATTAAGTGCCGGAATCTTACGGAATCGGTATTGTGGGTCATGCTCATATTGCTTTCTCATGCGCTCCAATGGATCTAAAACATTCCAAAGAGTACCAACCATCAATTCCCTTGCACCGTCATTTTTACGGTCAACCATCTTGTTTAGGTACTCTTGGTATGTGCTTTCCATTCGAGTAGGGCTTAATGAATGCTCTCGATCACGAACCAAGTCATCGACATATAAATATCCGTCTTTTGAAACATCGACCGCTCCTGTCCATGTTCCGTCAATACCGCGGCACGTTACGGTTGCAAATCTATCTGGATCTCCAAGCGTAATCGTAAATTCGTCCGCGCTCTTGTCTGTCGGAAGTGTTGCGTTTGCATATTCCGGATGCCAATAAGCAAAAAGTTCCGCAAATGTATATTCTTCCGTGGTAAAAAGATTCATCAGTTCTTTGTAAAATCCTTTTGCCAAAATACCGGAGTGACCACCCATTGCACTATGGCTGTTTGGTCTGCGCAAAGCTACCCACGCAAGAAAGAAAATACAGATAGTAGACTTGCCAACACGCGATGGCATTGACAATCCGTAAAATTTAATCTTACGGTTTTCCAAATCTTCAAGATCTTGAGCGACTATATTCAGTGTCTTGCGGCGCGGATAATAAAACCGTTTACTCCAATTTCTTTTTCGCTCCATAAAGTAGATGAAGCTCTCGAAACGATAAAAGCTCTCTAACCGCAAGACTTCATAAAACTGATCTACAAGTTTGTATCCGCCTTTAATGTCGTGATCCTGCGCATATCGTTCAAGTTCCCATATGCTACCACCCGCGTTTTTCTGCGTATATTCGTTGATTAAAGCCTTTGTTCTTTCGGTTATAGTCAATCCGTAGTCAACGTCTTTTTCCGTCCGAATTGCCACGTTGCACGCTTTCAAAAGGGCATCTATTACCTGTTCATCAACACCTTTTCTCTGTATGTAGTTTTCATATCCATTTACTGCATTGATTAACTGCTTTGAAGCCAAATAAAAAGCACCTCCGCAAAAAGCAGAAGTGCCTTGACTTCTGCCTATAATTTTTCTAGGTTAGTGACTAACTCCATTTGTTAGCCGGTAATATCGTTTTAGCTGTAATATACTGTTTTGTGGCACAACGGACATTCACACTTGTAGTTGTCACCTTCTATTTGATTTCCGCAATATTGATATTCAGTCTTTCCGCTTCAAAAACGGTTTTGCAATTCTTACACTCAAACTGTAAAGGTTTTCTTTCGTACCTAAGGCTGCCTTCTTTGATTATTTTCATTTCCAATGCACCTTGAACCCTTTCTTTTTATACTCCTCTACGGCTTTTTTAAGGCTCATATCGTCCTCATACTTTTCATTCAGCATAATCACCACGTTACCTTTTTCAATTCCGTATATATTGCAATTTGCAAGTTTCTTAGCCGTTCCAAGAATAGCTTTTGCCTGCTTGCTGCTCATTTCATAGGTTTGGGTTCCCATATTAACTGTCATTTCTCATAAACTCCTCAAAATCTTCCATACATTTATAGCACAAGTCGTATGTGGTATTTAAAGTGCCATTCCTTGTAATGGAATTTCCGCACAGTATTCCTTTTTTAATTTCCGCACCACAACGATCACAAGTACACCATTCTTTTTGATGTTTCATATAAATCCCTCACTTATCACATTCGATTCCCGGAATGAATGTTCTTTTACCCATACAAGCATCTTCAAAAGTCGTAGTTTCTATTGAACATCCGCAACTAACCGGGTCTAATGGACAATTTTCATGATTAATACATGTGCATAAAATTTCTTTTTCCTGCTTCATCATTCCACCAGCTTTCAAACCAATCCGTACATATATAGAATATCAAGTGGCGTTATTCTATCTCGCTTAAAAGAATTTCTGACAATATAATTTGCCAACTCCCCATCTTTCCATCCGTCCGTACTTGTCATAGAATCATAAATCCGCTTATATTCTCCAGTCAGCTTGTCAAATTCAAACCATCCCAAATCAAGCGTTGTTCCGTAATCATAAAATCCCCTGTCAGACCACTTTCTGACATAATACATTAACTGCTTATATGAGAATCCAAGCCTTTCAAAAATATTCCCAATAGCTCTTATGCTCAATTCTCGATTGCTTGAAGGCAATTTTCTTTTCTGCTCATTCACGCAAGCTCTAAAAAATATTTTTTCTAATGGTTTCATTATTACACCAGCTTTCTACCACAGATAGGGCAAAAATTAATTTTTACGGCTCCTGCAACCTCTTTTCCATCGCTATTGTCGAAAATCATGTTATTTTCAGCTCCAAAAAGAACTAAATTTCCTTTACCATCAATGATTTTCTTTTTGTTACGACAAAAATCACACATTCTTCCGCCCCTCCCCTTTATTAAATACCACGTTTTCAAATATTGCCGTTTCCACCTTATCCGGCTGACTTTCTGGAACGTTCCTTGCCGGAATCTGCGTAAATAAGTATTTGCAATAAGGGCACATATTAACTTCGGAGCCAAGTATTAGCATTCCGCAGCACAAGCAACTTGTCATAATTCACACCTCAATCATAGCAAAAATCGGAATCCTCGTGAGATTCCGTGTCTTTTGTTTGATATAAATATTCCGCAAGCGCAGTGTATAGGATTCGAACCTACAAGGCGAATAAACGCCCGACCGGATAGCAACCGGCTCCAATTCCATTATGGGAACACTGCCGAATTGACAAGATGCACTCGATCAAAGGCTACCAAACGCATAGGGATATTTTCGAGTGTCCTGTCTGAACTGCTTTTGTTGTACTTCCTACTCACAGCCTGTTTGTTGTGCGTTTCTTTTATAACCACTCGCATACTCCGCTAAAGAATGCGCAAGACCTCTCGTTGGGATTGCAGGAATCGAACCCGCGACAACCCGGATATAAGCCGTGTCTTCTACCACTGAATTAAATCCCAATACAATGATCGGTACGAGATTTGAACTCGTGTTACCACCGTGAAAGGGTGGTGTCTTACCGCTCGACTAACCGATCATAACCGCCACAAGACGGTTAGCAATATGTTTTACGTGCTATGCGTTACACGATCATGCGCCGTTGGATAGACGCATGATAGAATACCACCGGACGGTCTCGCACCGCCATTAACAGAATCGTCCTAGTGGCGAAAGGAGGAACCCAAATGCTTGAATCACTCAACCAAGGGTTCAAGTACGTATGGAAAACATACGTGGCTACATGAAACGTCAGCATGCAACCAATTAGGCTACCGGGATTCGAACCCGGAATACAGGAATCAAAATCCTGTGCCTTACCGCTTGGCGATAGCCCATCATTTCCAAATGACCATAATATTCATCGCAAAGATCGCGTATGAAAGCAAATACCCCATTGCGTTTGAATTGTCTTTTTGTTTTACCTGTCCTCCCATAAGTCCCAGTATTACGAGGGCATCTGCCGCTGTTGCAATAACTTTCAAAGCCATATCAATATCTCCCATCATCAAAGCTGTGTTCCTGTTTGAACCGCTCCATTTCATTCACGCTCATGCCGAAAAGCCCAGCAGATTCATCGGAATCCGTATGTTTGAAATATTCGCCCTGTTGTGGAAACATGAACCGGAACATAGCATAATTCGCAACGTCACACAGGTATTCAAGGTTTCCGGTCTCTTCAAACTTGGCAAGACACATTTTCAAACTTTCAACCGCATTAACATTTCCGGTAGAAAAGTTCATTCTTGCTTGTCCATATTTGTAATATGACTGTTCAATCAAACCTTTGCGTTTTTCATCAAAAGCTGTGGAATACTCGGTTTTCATCAACTCATTGCTGCAGCTTGCCATTAAACATCACCTTCCGCTCTGTGGTTTGCTCTTTCAATGTCAAACCCTTCCGGATAACGTGCCTTAAGCTTGTCTACATTCATCTGCATGATCTCATCAAGGCTCCAGCCGAAGGATTCGCAAAGCATTGCAAGATACCAACAAATATCTCCAGCTTCTTTCTTTGCGTGGTCAATATCAAGCTGTTTCTCGTGGAAAATCCATTTTTTAATAATGTCGTTGAACTCTCCAACCTCGCCGGATAGTCCAAGACAAGCATTGAAAATACCGCCAAGGTCATAATCTTTCAACGCAGATGCAATATTGTTCTTTTTGCAAAATTTAAGCAAATCAAGTTTATCCGAAATTCTTTCTGTCGCCTTGTGGTTTTTCGTACGCATGGCTAATGTCTGATACTCATTTCCGGTCATATATCATTCTCCTATCCGAAACACTCTTTTTTGTTTTTAAAAAATTTTTGGAAATTTAGTTGCGATTCGCAACGTGAAAGTGAATTGTTATAAATTTATTATAGCCTATTTACGGCGAAAGTCAATGGGTGTTGTTGTAAGTGGCTTTTTATTTTTTGAGGTATTTAAGGGACTTAGTAGCCGCCCGGTGGCCTTTCTGTCAGACCCCCTCCCCATCCTTTTCTTGCAAACATGGAAACATAAAATGTTTTCCGTTTCGTTCTGTTGTCATTGTGTGAAAACCAAATTGTTTTAATACAATTCATGTCATACCCTTGCAACTATTCGCAAAACCTAACTTTTCCGAATAGTTCACGAATAGTTAAAACGCTACAACCCTTGGTATTACTGCATTTGTGAATTGTAGAATAATCACACACAATTTAAACCGTATTATTTACAGCCACACCGACAAATTGTGTATCAATCGCGTGCAATTCTTGGCTTTTTTTCTCGTCCAATCTTGGCAGCTCCTGCGCTGTAATTGCCCTTCTTTGGGTGGCATTATCTCCAATTCCGGGCTGATTCATGCCGAATTCGTTATTTCCCACGAACATAGTGCCTACAGGGCTGTTGGAGTCGTACGCACGATCAAGGATGCAATCCTTGCGTGATCGCTGCAATTTTTGCCAAATCTTAAAAGCCAACGAACTTGGTTCCTCGTCTTTCCACAGGTCAAACGTTGTAGTAGGTATATTACAAAAATAACTAAATGCCACTGTACTTACCAACTTGCTGTATACATTGGATATATATATATAATAATCACAAAGCTTATATAATACCTCTCTATCATACCTATTACAGTTAGTCGGTATAGTTGCATTACCAAGAGGTTTTAGACTCTTGTCTTTTAGTACCGATGTATCCGGGAATAAATGCATACCAACATACTGCATAACAGCTTTCCATTGTCTCTGTCCAGCTTTTAACAAATCTTCGATGTGAAATTCTATACAAGCGTTGTCTATTAAATCCTGTACAGTTGATGTGTATATCTGTACTGTACCTAGATCCACTATAAGGGTTGTAAGATCTACACTCTCTATATCCTGCATATATTTCACACCTCCGTTCCGTTTAATCTCTTTGATTCTGGTATACACTATTTCCGGGTTTAAAGTCAAGCCTTAATTTTTACGGTGGTATTATATACTTACGCCGCGCGCGTATGCGGATATACACTTACTATAAACCTATAGGCTTTAAATACAGTGTATTATTATTAATTTAAAAGATTAAGAAAAAGAGAGAGAAAGAGAAACATAGTTCTGAAAAAGCGACGTCAGACGATTGTGTCGCCTTATGTCAGACGATTGTCAGACGATTGTCAGACGATTTTTACCAGAAAACTGATACTATTCTATCATTTTTGGACTTGTCAAAGACCTAATGAACCTAGCCTTGTTTATAAAAATTTAAGAAAAGTTTTATAGTTCGTTTACGATTTTTCGGAGATTTTGTAAGATATGCCCAGACACGTTGTTGATTTTGGACATGGCAAAAAAGAAAAGGCAGCCGGGAAACTGCCCTTGTCCAATCTTTTATTTATCCTGTTTATCATCCTCGGTCGGAATCACTGACCAACCTTTATAACTATATCCGGGGCGTTGCCCTTCTGGAAGTGTCCCAAGAACCGATCTTTTAACGCGGCTCAACCCCGCAATTATATTAAAAAATTGCTTGCTGTCCGGCTCTACTCCAAAATATTTATTGCAATTTTCCCTAAGCCAAAAGGACAGGGAGTGAATATAAAAGTGCTCTCCCTCTGGGCTTACTAAATGCCAATCTATCGCCGCCCTGTTTGTTTCAAACCGTCCGGATTTCGGACTGTTCTTTGCGGCTTCTGTAGCTTTTCGCTGTATTTCTGTATTTCGCGGATTCGCGCGCCTTGTTTCTGACATCCTGCGCTTGCTCTCTTCGGAGCGCTTTAACCCCGTATGTGTTTGGCTCAAATGTATCAACCGGCATTCTTTCGAGCAGGTCACAATGTCACGCGATGATTCGCAATAAAACTCTTTCCCGCAGACAACGCATTTTTTTACAACTTTAGCCATGTTTTTATTTGCTCCTTAATGCAGAATAGCGGGGCTTATCGGCTCCGCTAGCCTTTTATTTGTTCAATGTAAAAGTGTATTCGCCCTGGAATTCATCATCTGTAACCCATTCAATTTTTACTGCCTTTTCTTCCTCTGAAAGTTCTTTTCCAAGTTTTCCGAGTGGTATAAAATCTACAACTAAATTCGCATACCCATCTTCCTTTTGTAATTTAACAGACTTCAATTTCAAGCCTGAAACGCCGCCAAGATCATAATCTTTTATGATCTGATCAAAGCCTTTCTCTATTGTGTCTATTAAAGTTTCACCCGTGATTTCCCGATAGTTTGCAGTGCCGCTTGTATAATATGGGGCGTAATATCTCCACACGGTTTTTTCTGTTACTTCCGTGTTCAGATCAGCGGCTTTCTTAGCAGCCTTTTCTTTGTTGTCATAACTCCATTCAATGCCCCGATCTTTTACAATATATTTTTTCATGGTGTTTCTCCTTTCTTCCTTGTTAGTATATAAATGTTGTCAAAATATTTTCTTGACTTTTGAGTTATTATATGCTATTCTTAATCACGTAAGTTGTGGAAGATTAGGTTTAGTACCTATTCAAATTTACGTGACTGTTGCCGGTGGATTATCCACCGGCATTTTTAATACTTGTATTTTCCGGTTTTATCAAAATCAGATTCCCCGATTTCAATGATGTCGTTTTCGGTTTCTCTCATAAATTTTTGATAATATGCTTCCCCGTTTCGGGAGCATATTAATTCGTATAACTCCTTATCGGACAACTCTTTTCCATCTAAGAAATTATCAACTTTTTCATAATCAAGTTCGCCACTCTCGTCTTTAAAACCGGCATCATCAAATGATTTCCCGTATTTTTCCAAGAGTGCCGTATCATAAAGCGGAAAATCCGGATCACTAATTATTCCCCTTTCGTCCAGTTCATCAAAAAGCTCTTTGAAGCTTTCCGCTTCCTGCTCATATTCCACGAGTCCATTTACGCTTGTAGCTTTCCACTTGATCATATTTTCTTTCCTCTCTTTCTTGGCTTCCGCCTTTGCTCTATTCCTTTGATCTGATCACATTATATATAATTAGTGCTTAATTGTCAATACTTAATTAGTGCTTAATTTATTATTTTTTCATTCTATCCATTTTGTCGAGTTCCGCAAGAATCAATTCCCTAGCAAATGCGCTTGTTTTTAGTCCGTATGAGTTGATTCTCTCTATTGTTCCAAGTGGCAATATAATGTTTATTCTATCTTTATTGCTCATGCATTTCTTTACCGCTTGCCTGTTCTTTTCCGCTTTTGTGTTTTCGTCCATCTTTCTGCACCTCCGTATTTTTTCTTACATTATATATAGTTAGTGCTTAATTGTCAATACTTAATTAGTGCTTAATAATAATGCATAATTTCTAATATGATATTAGTGCTTAATTTTGTATGTTTTGCCTATATACTTTAGTGCTTAATTTCTGTATAATACAAGTATCAAATGAAGCACAGAAAGAGAGGTTACAACATGAAAGATATGAAAGCGGCAGAAACATTATTAGAAAGAAAAGGTTATTATATTTCGAATCAGTTTGACGGCTTTACCACTCTTCCGGATGAATACGAATTGAGCGACGTAAACGGAAATGTGGTTATTGACCATTTGAGCGAAGCGCAGATTTTACAGATTTCGGAAATTTTATAGGGAGGGCTTAAACATGAGAAAGACGGGAATGCGTTTTACATGGGAAACAACAAAGAACGGTGACGCGATCAACGAACTGAAAAAGAACGGAATCGCGTTTGAGTATAACCACTTCGGGGAACTCACAGCCGACTTTTACGGAATCGGCATTTTTGAAAAAGTCGATTTTGAACACGTCCAAGGCGATGTATTTGAAATCTGCATAGCATAGCCGAAACGCTCCGATCTGGAGCGTCAGCCGCGGGATGGTCGCCCGGCTCTGATGATGGTAGACCACAGGATAAGAAAGGATGGCTAATATGAGTTACTACACAATGAGCAATAAAGAATTGTCGCAACTAATTAGGAAAACATTGAAAGAAAGTGGATTCACAAGTAAAGACGTATCCGTAAGAGTCAGAAGCGCACTTTATGACACTTCAGTTTCAATCACGGTAAAAAATCCGATCGTTAGACTTTCGGAAGTCGAAAACATAGTGAAAAAATTCTCAGAAGTTGATTATGACGAACATAGCCAAGAAATCCTCGCAGGATGTAACGTATACGTTCATTGCCAATATGAATATGGAATTTTCAAAGAAGCGGCGCAGGCGCTTTTGCCGATTGCCGAAATTGTATTATCAAACAAAGAAAAGTATAGCGGTCACGCAATCGCCGACAATGAAGAAAAAACTGTACATATTATACACTATGAGGGCGTGCGGTGGACTCTTGCGGAATTTGAAAAAGGAAAAAGCGATAAATACACATATAAGCCTACTTATTGGATCAGTAGCGCCCAAGATTTAGCGGTTGCTATGTGGAGATTTAAAAACATAGGGACAATATACGCATAGGCAAGGTCGGCTTTTCCGGGGTTCGATTCCCCGGCTTGCCATTACCGGAATAACCGGGAAATTTTGAAAATATGGAGGAATTGGAAATGGGAAAAACAAATATTGATATGTGGTACGGAGACAAGCCGGAACAGGTGACAGGATTAGACATATATTTTAATGATTTAGGCGGGTTTTATTCCGGAAATCTTCGCATTTTCGGGAAAATTGTTGGTGATTATTATGCCGACAGCGTGCAAGACATAGAAAAAGCCTTTCCGCACCTTGCGAAAAATATTGAAAACTGTTTGAATTAGCCGCCGCAGAGGATGCCCGCCGGATCACTACCGGCGGTACTCTTCCGCCTTTTTCGCGTGCTTGGTGCATCCGTTCCGGTTCGATTCCGGGAGCGCGGGCTACATGGAAATCGGTTTCCATGCGCAAATTGACAAATAAACACAACATGAGGAGGTGTGAAAGATGGGAAAATATGAGTATATCGGGAAAAGGGAAATCATGCGCCGGGTGGATGCTCTTGGCTATCCTGTGGAATCCGGCAAAATGTGCGGATACTCGAAATTTGAAGGCGTGGAATGGGTGGAATCTGCAAAAATCAAAATAACAGCCCAACGTGGCGGTGATTGGTTGCAGATCACGCAAAAGTTGGAAAGCATAACACACACTTACAGCCGGTACGATGGGAAAAACTATCTTGACAAGTGGTAAAATGCGGTCTATGCTAGACTATAACTATAGCCGGGCAAGCGTCTTCTGGCGTTTGCCTGTGATCGGCAATAATATCAAATATCATCAGTATATTATCTATATATGGCACAGCATATAGTACATTTGTGTTATTTGCGGAATGCCGAAGATAATTGCACGTTTGTTACACGTTTTTGAGAATCCGTGAAAATGGAATCTTGACCCCAAAACGCTACCCCAGGGGGGTACAAAAAAATTACGAAATATTTTTTGGGGCGCGGAGAAAATTTTCTTTCGTAAAAATCAAAGACCGCGCCGAATAATCGCTTTTGCTCAACTCTTCTATCAGCTTTTCCCTAGTCATTTCCGGATTCGTCCGGTGCACGTACTGCAAGAGTTCTGAAATTTTATCCATTATGCAACCTCCATTATTTTAATCAATAGTCTGTCTGCTATTTCAAATACTTCTCTTCCGTATGTAGCCAAGAAGTCTGCTACAATTTCCTCTGTATCAATATCCATGTATACATTATACGAAAGACAAAACGCATGACATAATTCGTGACATAACACACGGTCAAGGAATTTTCCGCGTAGATCATCCGCAAGATATATCGTTTTCGTGTCTCTGTCGGTCATGCCTACAGTTCTGCTACCATCACTTCTCTGCAGCATATCGCTGTAACGCGATACTTTGACCAAATTCCATATTTCATTGTTTATCGTGAACAATTTACCACCTCGCAAACAAAGAGGGCAAAATGCCCTCTCTATTACATTTTCGTGACAAGCGTAGTCAGCTTTGTCTTGGTTAACTGTTTCTCTTCTGGGGACATACCGGAAAACAGTTCGGTCACATCTTCCGAAAGAGATTTCATGTACTTTTCGAGTTCTTTCATCTTTGCGTCCTTATCAGCCGCGGAATCTCCGTGGTGCAGTTCTTTCGTTTCGATATAGCTTCTCCGACTCATACCGGCACGACCCTCGCGCCCATCATGAGTACCGGTACTCATGCCGTTATTTCCGCTCATAGGCTCTGAATAGTACATCTTTCCCGTACTCATTCTGTCAAGGTCTCTCATTCGGTCGTATTCCGGCATTCTCTCCCATTCGTGGTAATCTTCCGGCATCTGATGATAATATGGCGGTTCTGCATATCCTCTGCGTGTTCCACGTCCTTTCGGTGCGAATCTGCCATTTGCATAGCGGTAATGGTCGTAAAATCTTCTGTCTGGATAATCCTCGTACTGTTCAAGCATACGCATAATATCCTCGTTATTTTCAGACTTTTTCATTGCTTCAACAATGTTATAGTCTTTGTCAAAGCATACGATGTTCTTTGCAATCTCCGTCCAATCCTTGAGATCATCAAGGTTTTGACCTTCAAAATTCTCAATTCCGATTCCGTCAACGTGGGCTTTCACGCAATCCATAATCTGTTTCGCAAACTTATGCATAATATCAAGCCTCCCTTACTGCAATCAAATTACTGTTCTGAACCTCGATAGCCTGTGTGGACGTATTCTGCACGGCTACGGTACTGCAACAACCGCATGGCACATCAACATATGCTTGTGCTGATACATTAAAGAAATTCTCAACTGCCGCAGGGGTCACGATCATCTTTGTTGACTGTAAAGGCTCTCCGTCTACTGCAATGGCAAGCGAAATCTCTCCAACTGTGCCGCCTGTCGGAATCTGAATGTTGCCGGAATACGATACCAAAAATCTAGCTTTGCACTGATTGGTGATACCTCTTAGCTTGATAATTCCACTTCCCTGTCTGTGTACGATACATTTTGTTCCGTTCACTGCTGTTTCTGTGAATGCCACATCTTCTCCAGCGGCAACGGTTTGTAATGCAATTCCTGTTACTTCCATTATTTTTACCTCTCTTTCATAAAAATAAGGGCAAACATTACAGTCTGCCCTTTGATTATAAGTAATACTGCATAGCAGACATAATCTTGTTTAAATCCTTGTTTAAGCCTTGTTTTAATTCGTTATTGCCGAGTTAAAATCAAATTAGAAACGAGTTAAACTCAATTAAGATACTCAATTATTCAGTTTTAGCAGCCACAACCTGTATTGCATCCGCATCCATATGCATAAGCATTTGGGTTAGGCACGACATATGCCGGGATAGCAGACGGATTTACTGCATTGATAATCTGCTGTGTCTGAGCTGCCATCTGAGTTGTAAGTAATGCACTCTGACGATCCTGTGAAGCCGCTCTGCGAAGGTCATTATTTTCTGCCTGTAAGCTAGAGATTTTTTCATTGCAAAGATAATCAAGAATAGCGCGTGTTCCTGCATTCTGACTGTCGATAATGTCTCTTGTGTTGCTGTTCATGGTGTTCTGCAATGCGCAAGTGTTAGTTGCCATGTTGTAGTTTACGCCTTGGATAGCTTCTCTTGTTTCACAGCAGCAGTTTGCAAGCTGTGACTGTAATGCGTTTGTATTCTGCATGTTAGCAACTGTATCAGCATTGATAGCCTGCTGAATGCCGAATCCGGTCTGCAAAATGTTTGTGTTGATGCCGTTCATGCCGGTTTGCACTGCATAGAATCCGTCACAAAGTCCGTTTGTAATTCCATCAAGTTTTGACACAACTGCCTGATTGTCAAATCCGCGCTGGATTTCGCTTCCGACACCACCATTCATTCCGTTTCCTCCGAATCCGTTACCGAATCCACCCCATCCGAAAATGGCAAAGATAACGATAATGAACCATAACCATGAGCCTTCTGCGCCCCATCCGTTGTTATTTCCGTTTCCGTCAATGTTTGCTACGAGCGGAACGGATGCACAATTACCTGTGTTAAACATAGAATTTACCTCCATAATTCATTTTTATATACATAATCTTGCAAGAATTAGTATCACATTCCTAATTGGCTTTTAAACGACTCAAAAGCCTTATCTGCGTCAATTCCCTTTTCTTTGCACAAATTCCTAGCCATCTGCTCGATGCCCTTGGAATCTCCCTTCTGCGCCATTTGCATAGCATTGCGCGCCATAGGGTTGCTCATTACGCTTTTATTCCCCATCATTTGTTGTAAAAACTGCTGTGGGTTTCTCATTCCCTGTAACATCTGCATAGGATTCATTAAGACTCACTCTCCTTTTGTGTTCGCGAAGATTTTCTTTGCGTTTGCGAAGATAACTTATCTTCCAGCTCTTCCATCTTTCCAAACAAACAATCCAACTTGTCAGTAATAGCCTTTGTCGCATCGTCAGACAGCCCTATTTCAATTTTTTTATTATCACTAGAAGAATCTGCCATCTGCTCATTAAAAGGTTTGTAAACGGTCTTTCTGATTGTTCCATTGGCATCCCATTGTTTCGCAACGATTGCGCTCATGTCCTGCATCGGAAAAAACGCAACGCTTCCATCCATAGGTACATCATTTGCCATGATTGCTGATTCCGACTGTACTACTTTTCCTTGGATTCCAAGAAACTGCGGTTGCATCTGCGGAATCTGCGGCTCTGGCTGTTGAAACCTCTGCATTGGGTTGTACTGATATGCGGCATAGCTTGGGTTTGGGTTAAATGCCATATTCTGATTTTGCATCTGATACATTCTCTTCCTCCAATACTTCCTTGATTGCGTGAATCATTGCTGACTGATACACAAGCGGAACCTTTGACACATCTTCTCTTGTTAAGATTTTTTCAAGAATTTCATCTGTAAATAACATTCCGCATCCCTCCTATGCTTATATTTTTGCATAAAAAAATACGGTTCTTCCGCAAAAAATAAGCAGAAAAACCGCATAAAAAAAGAACGCCCACAGCGTTCCAAGTCTACCATTTTCAAAAAAGAATCTAAAGCACTTGCGCAGACTCCTTTCTTTTGTGTTCAGTTTTTGAGTACCATTTTGAGTACCAAAGTTTTTTAAGACGCCGCAAACACAGTGTTTATGCGACTTTTAAAACAGTCCGTACGGGAATCGAACCCGTGTTTCCGCCGTGAGAGGGCGGCGTCTTA